GCTTTTTAAAAGATGCTCTTTTGGCTTCTTAAAGACGCCTAATTGGCTTGCAAAAGGTGCCCTTTTGAGGTCTAACTAACGCCCTTTTGGAATCCATTTAAGCACCTTTTGCTTTCACGTTTTGCAAGTGTTTGATTCTCTGTGGGTTACAAAGGTATCGAAAAGAGGCGTTTTGGGGCTTTTTTAGGGAGTTTTATAAGGCTTTTGTGTCAATATTTTTCGTAACCAACGAGCCTTTTTTGGTTCTTCCGAAATCTGGAGTGCTCAACTAAAAGTCTTATATAATAGGTACACGGAGTCACGGAGGGGACGGAGGTAAACGCAATGTCACGGAGGTGCCGACGGCACAAAGAGCGACGGAGGTGTAGCGTACAGATTCTTGATAACTATTTTGGGATAAGCGCTTTGTATATAAATTGCCAATAGAATTGGCAAACAAGCTCCGTCGCTCTATGCACCGACGGTGCCTCCGTGACTTCCATTGCTTTGTTTTAATAATCCTCCGTTCTCTCCGTGCCTCCGTGTGACATTGCTTCAAACTTTAAACACAAATGGCAAACCTTATCATTCCAAAATCCTGAAGACCCATTGTTTATAATGACCGTTTCTTGTGATATTTGGGTTTAATATTTTTCTTCCTATATACGTTAGTCATTAGCATATTATTATATGCAAGAATCAGGTCAAAAAGAAGTCAGTTTCCCATCTTCTTTTATTCTGTTGATACTCCGCACGTGTGGTGTTGATGCTCCGCACCATTGGTGCGAGTCGTTAGCACCAATGGTGCGGAGCACTAAATACAATACTATGGATAGCCTTTTGGGCTATGCTTTACCATAGTCAGAGGGATTTGGGATAGGTTTTAACGCTATTCTCGTTTAATCCATTTCAGAATTGTTGGGTCTTTCAGCTTGTTATCTTCTGCAAGGAGTACCATTTTGGAAACAATCTCTACGGTCTTTGGGTCTTCATCCATAAATGGGAGATAGAGTTTCCCACGGTGCTGACTGTGTACAGGGATGATAGGAATCTCTACGCCACCAACCTGACGCACATTGCCCGAACCGAGGTGGATAGTATAATCGGCAAGTGCGCCTTTAACGTGAATAAAGTTGTCAGAAACTGTTACATTCTTAAACTTCATTAAGTCAGCAGTACACTTGATAATAGCTGCACGCAGTTCCTTCGTTGAGTTTCCAGTCTCTGGGTCAACACCACCGACGAAGGCAATGCTAACCGTCATGTCTACATCACGCATCACTTCGCTGTAGAGAATTGGGTCAATATCCGCAATCTTCAGTCGGTTGTAAGTACGTGTAGATGAGAAGTAGACATACTCAATGGCGGGAGCTTCCACATCGGCAGGAGTAAACCAGTTGGCTTGTGCATAGAGTTCAACAGAGATACCTTGGCGATAGAATACCTTGCGCAGCCCTCCTTCATAGTCTGCACTCCACCCACGGCTACGCAATGCAGCTGCTGCCTGCTTCACCTGAATCTGATACCCACTATAACGAAGCGACTCGTTTTGTTCTGCTTCATCAGGTGTCGGGATGTAAATCTCACGGAATATCTGTTTGAAAGGTTGTACAATCTTCTTGTTGAAGACGAAGTTTTGCCATGTTGACCACGTGCCATCGGCATAGAGTTGCTGGGCGTGGATAATGGTAATGGGCTCGTCAGCTTTCATCTCCTGGATACCATCAAGCGTCTCCAGTCCCTCGTTGGTATAGAAGCCTGTGGTTGTTCCTTGTCGAAGGAGTAGCAAGCGGAACATCGGACTGACGATAGGATTCTCAGCAATCACCTTTACATCCTGTGGACGTAATGGTGTCTGGCGTATCATCATATCCTCCATAATCGTGCGGGCACGCTTTCTCTGCTTTGTCCACTCCTTGCCCATAGCGGCAATATTGAGGTAGTCAGGGTGCTTCTTAATCTTTGCAGGTACTGTTTTCAGCACCTTCTCACCTTGTTGAATGATGAGTTTGTTGGTGCCATCCTCTGCTAATTGTAGTTTCAGTGTGTAACCCTCCACGTCTATTCCTTGTAGGAAAGCAGCGTTGTCAGTCACCTGCTGGCTCTCCATACGCCACGTCAGCTGTATCGGGTCAGCATATCCGGCACCGCGTGAGAGGTTGAGTAAGGCAATCTCACATACTCTCTTCTCTGATGCCTGACGCTGTGCGCCATACTGCTTAGACTCTTTCAGAAAGGCTTGTATAAGCTGATAGCGTCGTTGCAAAGCCTTGTCGCTCTTGTCTGGAATCAGTCCTAATGAACATACGGCATCCTTGTTGCGCTTGGAGTGTATCTGTTCTGTGATGGTTTCTTCGTCTATCTTGCCGAGTGCTGTGTCTGCAAAGCGACGTGCCCGACTGTGATAGTTGCTGTTTCCGATGTATCGTGCAGCCTTGTAGAACAGGTCGAAACGCTTTTCTCCAACCACGGTATAAGCCTCGTGGAAGAGTTTTTCGTCAAAGGCTCCATCGGCAAGATCAGCTGGGTCGAGGTCGGTGAAGAGTGCCGTTGCAGCCCTCTTCTCGTCTTCGCCCATCTCCTTAGTATGTGCAATGAAGTAGTAATAGGCAAGGTCGAAGCCTTCCCAGTTGAGATACGCTTTGATAAGTGGAACCCACTGCGGTGCAAAATATGCCAACTCTAAGAGTCTGTCGTCTTTGATTGTCTTAAGTATTTCTGGCGTATCTGTTTCGAGTGGGAAGGTACGCTCAATGATATCGGTCAGCACTGCACGCTTTTCAGTTCCATAGCTACTTGCTATCAGGTGGTCTTTGCCTAATGCTTTCATTGCTGTAACCATGTATTCAGCGCCCTGAAGTACCATTGCGTCATTTATACGGATGATGATATTAGAGGCTGTTGTCGGTGCATTGAGGCGCGTCATTTCAATCTTGAAGAGGTGTTGAGCTATCTTATTGATGATTCTCTCCAGATTCTTGTAAGTCTCTTTGCCGTAACGTGCGTCAACATTCTTCTCATCTTCATATAGTAAAGTAAGTTGGTGCCCTCGTGTATTAGAGATATAATCTCCTGCATTACGTAGTTCTTCTCCTTCGTCATTCAGCAGTAACTCCATAAAGGCATCGTCAGACAGCTTGCCTTGAAGATTGTATTGCGACAATATGAGTGCATCGATTGTATAGTATGAATAGTATAGGTTCTTATCCAGTCGGGCTATTGGCGCATACTTCCCATACATTGCCATTGTCATATCTACAAAGAGTTTGAACTCTTCTTCATTTCTCCAACAGTTTCTTGCGTATCTCATTGCAGTCTGGAAGAGTTCGCTATTGAATACGTGTTCATCATCATCTGAACCGTAACTGGAAATCCTTGTGTATCTGTTGGTTGGACAATGGAAGAATATCAACGCCAGAATGGAGTAGGCTTGAGAGAAAAGTAGGGAAGGAGTCTTCTTTTCTAAATCGTTGAGCAATGCTTGTACGATGAGTCGGAAGTGGCTGCCATACTTCCACGTTTCAATGCTTTTCTTGTTCTTGAATGGATAATTGTCAGCATCAAGTTCTACGAATTCGGTGCTATAGCTGTCATCAAGTACAGAAAGCATTATATCGATACCTAACAGGTCCTCGTCTTTGAGGGGATGAGCCGCAAGAAAACCTTTCCAAAGTTCAGGATAAGGAAGTGTGTCAAGGGTATGCTCGTCAGACGTAAAGGAAAGATAACTGTCACCAATTGTTTGGGTTCCTCCCCAATAGTTCTTATACTCCTTGTCTGCATTGTCCTCTATAATCTTTTCCAGTTCGGTGTATAGCTTGCGCAGTTCGTCAATGGTGTAGGTAAAGATAGAGCCTGCGTCTGCACGGTTCTTGCCAGTAATCTTATTGAATACCTTACTAAGGAACGACTGCGAATCATTCTCTGTTAGGAAAGGATCAGATAGCTTAATGGTCGGAATATCCCCCGTCTTGTATAGACCGTAACCACCTTCTGCACCGGGATAGGTTGTAGGCGCAGTTGTATTTGCCTCCTCACTTGTAGAAGCAAAGTCCTTCGTAAGCTGTTTGCTGCCCTTCCTAAGCTCAGTCAAAGCGGCTGTTATATAGTCTCCCTTCGTTGTCTGCAAGCGTTCGTATGATGCTTTCAGCTGTTCGTAGGGCAACGTAAGCAGTACGCGTACAGCCTTACTTCGTGTGTCAGAAACCTTGGATTTAAGTTTCTTCTCTATCTCCTTGATATCTGTCGTAGTAAATTCTTCCTTGTAGAAGAAGGTCAAGAGGAAGGCAAAGCCATCTTTCTCATAGCCAAAGATATTCTTAACAAGGAACTGGCGACGTGCTTCAGGACTGCCTAAAGGGTAATATTCCTTCATAAAGGTGTATAAAGGCTTCTTTTTCTCATCCTCTTGGCTATAGTTATAATATCTTATGAAGTGTACTCCCCAGTTAGGCATCTTCTCAAGAAGAATATGGTCAATCGTTTCCTGTGTCTTCATTTGGCTGGCAAGTACCCACAGGGCATTGATGAAGTGTTCGTGGGAAAGACGGATTTTGAACCATTCAAAGCCTTTGAAGGTGAAGTCCGTGTTATTCTTAACCTCCTTCTCCCATTTCGCAATCTCATCAAAAAACTTTTGGTAAAGTTCACGTTGCTTTCCCGAAACGCAGTCAACCTTTCCATATTCATACCTCTCCTCCCTGGCTGTACAACTTAATTGTTCTATGAAGAAAGCCTTTGTGAAAGGATCATCCAGATGCTTTGCAAAGAACTCGAAGTGGTCAGTAACTTTGAAATGACTTGAACGGTCAAGATAGTAGATGGCTGCAATACGGTTCTGGAGAGGGGTGTCGCCATCAATTAACTGTAAGGCATCACGCTGTGCAATACTGAAATCCTCAGCACCAGCCGTATATAAAGCAATGTAAACGAGTAGTGCGTTCGGATCCGTATAGGCTTTTACGCGTTCCTCTGGATGGGTCAAGAACAGATGAATGCCCTCGAAGATAGTTTTGATATCCTTGTCGGAAACAGACTCATAGCCGATGCCAACCCACGTCTGAACAGATCGTCTAACGGAACTATAACGCAGAAGGCCTTCTTCGGCAATGACATCCAGCATCCGTTTATAGAATGTCAGGCTGTATTCATTACCACATTCTACGATACTCTGGCGCAGACCCTCCTGTAGTTTTGCAGCCCTCAGCACGTTGAGGAGGAGGGTATGCAACTCTTCGTTGTTATTAGATTCTATGGCTGTGATGAGGCTTTGTGTAAGGATTCCGACGTTATTTTCACTGGTCAGTACCTCCTTTACAGCCTCAATAGTTTCTGGTTTTCCCTGCTGGATGGCAGCTGTAATTACAGGAGTAAATGAAAGGTAATAGCTGGTTATATCAGGGTATTGTCCACGGATTAGCTCGTCAATCGTGAGACCGTAGGCAGCTGCGGCAAAGAAGGCACGCATTGTGTCAGATATATCATCTGCTATCTCCTGTAAATCAATGCCTTTTCTTACATCTATACGATAGATACCTTTCGTGTGAGAGAGTTCTTTAAGCTGCTTTAAATGTTGTTCTAAAAGCTGGGAATAGTTCTTTGGAAGAATGTGAGGGAGGTTTGCACCTGCAGAAATAAGTTCCTTTATGGTACGGAAAGGAATCTTCTCTTCGTCATAACCTTTGTAAAAAACATTTTGGTAGTAATTGAATTGATAGTCTTCTTCCTTGCATGTGTTTACAAATCTTTTCTCCCATATATTGCATTGGGATAGGTTGATGCTATTGATATATTGTTGACAGTGTTCCTGTAACTCCTTCTTTGTTTTCATATTTTATTCCTTTCAATAAGTTCTTAGATAGTAAATGTGTTCCAGACAATGCGAATTTGCTGGTTAATAAGACTTATAAAGTAGCGTTTTTGCTGAATTTAAGCCTTTCCCTCTCACAATTTTCTCTCTAAGTTTAAGCTTAAAAATAAAGACCTGTGAGCATTGTGAGTCTGAGAAAGATGACTTCTGTTCCTTGGCAGAGGGTGATAGGGGCATTCCATTCCGTTACTTCTTCATCATTGATAAATACTCTGAAGAGACCGTCATCGTATGCCTGCTTTGTTCGTTCCATCGCTTTTGCTATCGTGTCGTGGTTTTCTCCATAGTTCTCAGCAAAGCGGATGCGTCCTTCTTCAGCCTGTTCGGCAATCTCACTGTCGGATAACGCATAATTCTCTTTTAGTGTTTGTGTATCGGTTAGGCCTTGTAGGGTTAATATGTAGAGTAGAGCTCCGAGCGTATTGACGGTTTCATCAATTTCTACAAGGTGCCTTCCTAATTCTTTTCTACTGCCCAACTTCTTTTTTATAATGTATATATCCATTCCGTTTAGGTATTTCTTTCTTTTGCAAATATAGGAAATAATTGGTAAACAAATGGATCTTATTACATATCTTTGACTGTGGAGGGGAATAATAGTGGGGTGATTGATAAAGGAGAAAATCGTTAGAATGTCGTTTTAAAACCAAATCATTCATTAGAGGCTAAACATATTTTGTTTTATTATTGAGCAGATTGTTTGTCTTTGGTGCGCAGGTGTAGCGGGCTACGTTCAGCTACAAAGACAAACAAGATGCCGATAAGAAAATAAAAGATGTTAGGAGATGCTGTTTTATGTTTCGAAATCGTTTTCAATTTGCTGTCATTACTGTCACATAAAGTTGTTGTATAACTATTTAATTATCAGTGAGGTTATGCGAAATGTTAAAAGTGACAGCAAACTAAAATAAAAATATCCTTGTAATATGTGTAATAGTTTCTCTTGTTAGGGAGTCTTTGTCACTCCAAATATTGAAAGACTTATTTGTATAAGTTTATTACGGTCTTATTCGCAAGCAGTGATTCCATGTGCCATTAGCTTTTTATTATTGCTTTAAACATTGTCATATTTCAGTCAATAATTAGTAAATATACAACTTGTAGTATCTTTGCATAGTGACAATGATGTACAAAAGAAAAAGCGGAGGTCATTAAAAGACTTCCGCTTAATTCTTGAAGGGTGGGTGGTGGGATTCGAACCCACGACATTCAGAACCACAAGCGGAATATCTTGCACGTGTAATATTCTGATATATAGCGATTTTATCATTTGTTACTTATGCCCTGCTAAATATATGCTAAAGTTTCTTCATACAACCGAGTACTTGAAACACGTGCGTAATCAGCTTTACAGGAATATCCTGCGGCTGATATTCTTCTGACTTATTGACTGGAACAAGATGGAGGTAGTCATCACCCTTTGGCGACTTGGTAACAAGTTTTACCGTACGCATATCCTTTGTGACAATACCATACACCTCGCCATAGAGTAGGAACTCTCGCCAATCGTGAAGCTGCTTAATGGCTATTATATCACCATTTGAGATTAACGGCTCCATTGATTGACCCGAAATATTGCACCAGCAATCTGCATCTTCATATTTCTTGAAATCTATGAGGTATTCAGGGTTGATTGTCTGGTCATTGATAATGATGTCGAAGCCTCCGAGAAAGTCCACGTTATAGTATGGCTTGCCCTGCGAGTAGCTGATTGTAGGTGCGCCTTCTAATGCGGTTACTCTTTCTCCGAGTTCTGATATTTCCTGCGAGTTCTCCTTGTTGCAACCTTGATAGTACCTGCGGTTGTCGTTGTTTATCGTCCCACTATTGTTGGCATCGCTAGACTGAGTTATGTCACCAGTGAGAAACATAGGACCTTCACCGATAAGAATATAGTCTGGGTTCACTTGCTTATACAATCGGGATAACTCCATTACTATATCTGTACTAATGGTATTCCTTCCCTTTCTTGCATTCGTCAACTTTTGTTGAGTAACAAGATTACTTTGTTTACTTAGTTTATATCCGCTAACGTCCAGAGTGTCAAGGACTTTAAAAAAGCGTTTAGTTTTTTCTTCCATATTTTTCTGATTTTATTTTGTTAATACAGAATTATGTAGTATCTTTGCAATCGCATTTGGTCAAGAAATGCGACTGACATCGCTAAATTATCCCATTTGGGAGTTTAGATATTTCACCTCTGTAAGGCTTGACCACTTGCAGAGGTTTTTGTTTATATACAACCGACCTCAATTCTACCTTTCACGACCACAGCCGCCTTGGGGTAGTCTTATTTCTCGCAAAGGGAGCAAGCGAGGGTGCAGGATTTGAGTGAGGATGCACCGCAAGACGATGACAATATCGGAAATCCTCATATCATTTGTTGAATTTGTCTTAACAAGTGAGCGAAGAACGGCGACGAGAACTCTCGGTATAAAGTTCTGAGCAGAATCCTTCCCAGTAATGGGTAAGGGTGAATTCTGCTCTTTCAGCTCCTCCTCCTCTGGTATGTTTATTCTTTAATTATTATAGTTTGGGCGCAATTTTTTATGAACGAGTTAAGAATTTTTGAAAACCCTCAATTTGGGAAAGTAAGGACGACAGGGACAACGGATAATCCATTATTTTGCCTTGCTGATGTGTGTAATGCTCTTGGACTGCAACAAGGACACGTAAGGGAACGACTTGATAAGGGGGTCGTTTCAACCGAACCCCTTGTAACGGCAGGAGGTGTACAAAATGCGAACTTCGTAAACGAAGACGGCTTGTATGATGTGATACTTGACAGTCGTAAACCCGAAGCGAAAGCCTTTCGTAAATGGGTTACTAAGGAGGTTTTGCCGTCAATACGTAAACATGGTGCTTACATGACGGATAGCATCATAGAACGCACTCTAACCGACCCTGACTATCTTATCCAACTCGCTACGGCTCTCAAAGATGAAAGGCAGAAGCGTATTGAGGCGGAACAATCTGTAAAAGATGCTCAACCTGCTATTAACTTCACAAATGCCGTCAGTGGTTCTGTTTCTTCCTGTTTGATTGGTGAACTTGCAAAGCTAATCAATCAGAACGGCACCCCGATGGGAGAAAAGCGACTATTCCAATGGATGCGAGATAACGGCTATCTCGGCACGAAAGGAGAACGATATAACATTCCTAATCAGAAGTACGTTGATATGGGTTTATTTGAACTTAAAAAGGGCGTGCGAAGTGGTAGTAACGGGGTGCTGCACACGACTATCACAACGAAAGTGACGGGCAAAGGGCAAATTTACTTTGTAAATAAGTTCAATACCCATTAGAAATCGGTTGTATCAATAAGTCAAAGAACGTTTTTGTATGAAAAAGAAAAGTATAATCAATCCACTTCCAAAGGAAGTATGTAATTATATGGCAGGTAGCATCACCGATTCTATTCTCCAAGATTTGAAACGAGAGAGAGAACGTCGCTATACTTATCAATATTGCCTATCCCATGAATGCTCAAGACAAGTTTCAATAAATCTTCTTTCCTTTTCTTGTTTACTTTTATTTTTGGCGGTTCTGTTATTGTTGATAATAGCATCTCTACAAGTGCATTACACTCTTTGTATTTAGCTATCTCGGAATATTTTAATATAGCATTTAGAGTATGGTTTATATACCAAAAACCAAGCCCCAAAGGCTCGTTATTAGTAAGGAGATATGCGTATAAATATGCGAAGTTAAACTCTAATGCAGCCGAGTCGGCAGTTGTATTATTGTTTACACGCAATATCAAATCACTCAGTACTGCTTCGTTTTTTGACAATTCCTCTTTTTTCTTGTTGAAGTCTATTACTGTGTATATATTCCATCCTATCAATATAGTAACGAGTAATGATAATATGCCTACTATCACGCCTATGTAATCCAACCCACTTGTGCAAGGGTGTGAATTGCATAGCGATATAATGCTTAGAATTAGTGAAAGCATAACAACGCCATGTATAGCTAATCTTTCTGTTTCTATTCTTTTCATATTCTTTATATAAGGTATATTTGTAAACGAACCTTTTGTAATGTTAAATATTAGTTAAACACTAAATAAATCTGTATTATTCTTTGGTAGTACAGAAATCTTTAGTACCTTTGCACTGTAAACAGTTTAGTACAACAGCAAAGGTAAACCTTTTAGTTGAGAAAAGCAAGCGTTTACAGCGTTTTTTGAAAGATTGACACAAAAGATATTGAAAATGAAAAGCTGCAAGCGAGACTGACAATCCATGACCTTGCAGATGGCAGAAGTAAATATGAACTTAAATGACGCTACGAAATACCTCTATACGTAAGAGAGTAGGCAAGTTAGGGGTCTGTCTCGCTAAATGAATATATAACGCACACTGCGAATGAAATAAGGTCGCTACTATTCGATTAGGGTGTGCGTACGAATGAACTAAAAACTGATTGATTATGACAAAAGAAGAGTTAGAACTACTGAAAGATAAAATCATAGACGTATGTGTTGATGCTGGGCGTGATGGCAGCGGCATTGAAGACTGCGTATGTTTATATGAAGATGACCGCTTCAATGATACACCCTACGCTAATATCGATTGCTCTATCGACATTGACGGCTATGATGAAGACGATTTTCAGTGCGGTTACGGTAATGGTACAGGTGCATACGTGGTAACAGATGTGCATGTGTGCCTAAAAGTCGAAGCATTCGATAAAGACGATACCCCAGTAGATATTGATGAGTATGAATTAGAAGAAGCAATTAAGTCATGTCTATATTAATACAGATATTTATGTCAGTCGGTGCATTAACTTGCACCGCTGCCGTTGCCAAGTATATTTGGCAATCAAGAGATAGCTTTAAAGTGGTTTTTCACGATTTAAAAGACGAATGGTATGGCAGAAGATAATAGAAGCCTTTTCGATATTTTAGAAGATATGAAGGCGTTAGAAGAAGATTTCTTGATTGAAGCTGAAAAGTTCAAGAAAGATTATCAGTCGAAGAAGTTGAATTTTGATTTTCTTAATAGTATTATTTCGTAATATATTTGAATTATTGTTTAAGGTTACCTACGGTTCGTGAGAATAGTAGGGTTTACCCCCCACAAAGGGCATTTAATGCAATGTGTATGGTTCGATTCCATACGTGGGGACAAAGTTATAATTAGGTTAGTAGTTTTAATCATGGTCACTCCTCATGGTTCGTGAGAATAGTGAGGATTTTAAGGGCATCTATGGTAGGTGAGTGGGGTTCGAGTCCTCAATGCCCACGAAACAAAAAATAATTATATGGAAAGAACACTAAAAGATAGAAAGTACAGTATTACTGGACTATTCAAGCACATCGGGGCTGGTAATAAGCTACATGTCCCATTGAGTTGCTACACTGCCAATTCAGTAACTACCGAATGCACAAGGCAAAACCGATATGAGGGTTGCGACCCTATGAATAATAAATTTGCCACTACCAAGAAAGAGAAGGTAGGGCATATAACTATCATTCAGAGATATTAATGAATAATCTTACTATTTCTGAATTGGGCGGTATCATTGCTGATTTCGTCCGTGTTGGATATAACCTTGCTATCAAAGATTATGACCCACCGCAGGATAGATTAAGGCAATCAGAAGTCAAGAAGTGGCTTAAATTCAGAAAGATAGACTTTAAGACATTTCAAGAATTAGAGAAACAAGGGCTAATCCATGCTCGCAAGGGTGATGCGATAAACTCTCCTTTATATTACTCAAAGAAAGAGATACAAGAAGCATTTGCGACAATGAGATTAAACCGATTAATAATAACTAATGAATTAAAGGATTATGACATTGATTAGAAAAGCATCGGAATTGAGTATTCCGAACACAATCAAGATGATGATTTACGGACAGGCTGGTATGGGTAAGAGTACGCTTGCACTCTCGACACCTAAGCCATTGCTTCTTGATTTCGATAACGGTGTTAAGCGTATCAATATGTCTCATTTGGAAGGTATTGATACCGTACAGGTCGGTAGTTGGCAAGACGTGAAAGATGTGCTACAAGAGGATTTGTCAGCGTATCAGACTATTGTCATTGACACTATCGGTAAGATGATGGACTTCATCATTACATATAAGTGTGGTTCTCGTCAACCTCAGATAAGAGACTGGGGCGGCATCAATCAAGAGTTTTCATGGCTTACTCGAACAGTAGGAAGCCTTAACAAGAATGTTGTATTTGTCGCTCATCGTGACACTCGTAAAGAGGGTGATGACACAGTCTTTATTCCTGCTCTACGTGAGAAGTCCTACAATGCTATTGTTACTGAACTTGACCTGCTCGGGTATCTTGAGATGAAAAACGATAACGGACGACAGATGCGCACGATTACATTTGACCCTACAAGTCGTAATGACGGCAAGAACACGTGTAATCTACCTGGCGTTATGACTATTCCTACCATTATAGACGCACAAGGCAAACCAACGGCAAAGAACGATTTTATCGAACGTTCTGTTATTGCTCCTTATCTTGGTATGCTCTCTGCAAAGGAAGATGAAATCAAGAAATATAACGCTCTCTTGTCAGAGATTGAGGATGGTATTTCTCAAATCACAGATGCACAGAGTGCAAATTTCTTTACAGAGCATATCAATGACTATAAACACGTAGGCAGTTCATTAATGAAGGCTCGCTCGTTGTTCTCTGCAAGGGTGAAAGAACTTGGTCTGGTGTACAACAAAGACGCAAAGGCTTATGAAGACAAAGCAGCCTAATTATAATATTTATCCATCTTTGCTTGATGCCTATCAGCAATATGTGGATAGTGACATTATTTGGGAAAAGTATTGGGGGTTCTGTGACACGCCCCCACATACTTCCGAAGAGTTCCACGATATGCAGTTTCAATCTGTTATTGACCGCATAAACAGAGTACCTTATGACAATGAAGCTGTTGCAAAAGGTACGGCTTTCAATGAGGTCGTAGACTGCATGATTGAGCATCGGAAGTCTGATAATATAGAAGTTGAAAAGATTTATGATGCAGAGGCGAAAGTCGTAGGACTTAATGCAAAGATAGGTGAGCGTCTTTTTTATTTCCCTATCACATTGTGTAAAGAATTTGCCGATTACTATCAAGGCGCAGTAACGCAGAAATACGTTGAGGGAATTATCTCGACTGCTTTTGGAGATGTGAAACTCTATGGCTTCATTGACGAGTTATTGCCTTTGTCTGTACACGACATCAAAACGGCAAGCCAATATAGCGTAGGAAAGTACAAGCGCAATAATCAGCATTTGGTTTACCCATTCTGTTTGTTACAGATGGGTAATGATGTAAGGACTTTCGAGTATAATGTTGCGGTGATTGGAAAGTATAACTATGAAACATTTACCGAAAGCTATGAGTTCAACCCCGAGCGAGATATTCCAATACTCCAACAGAGGTGTGAGGACTTTATCCGCTTTGTGAATGAAAATAGAGAATTAATTACAGATAAAAAGATATTTAACGAACCATAATATGGATTTACAAGGCAGAGTAATAGCTGTACTTCCACCACGAGAAGGCACTTCTGATCGTGGACCATGGAAGTCACAAGAGTATGTTATTGAAACGCATGAACAATATCCAAAGAAGATGGTTTTCAACGTCTTTGGCGCAGATAGGATAGAGCAGTTTTCCATCAAGTTGAATGAGGAAGTTAAGGTTAGTTTTGATATTGACGCTCATGAATACAATGGACGTTGGTTCAATAGCATTCGTGCATGGGGCATTCAGCATTTGCTATCTAATATACCACAGCAACAATATCAGCAGCCCACACAACCTACCTATCAACCGCCACAAGTAGAAGATAATACACCATTCTAATGATATATAATCTTTCTTCCCCACTTGATAAGGCTAACTTCCTACTTCGTGCTAAGAAGTTAGCCGAGAGTGGGGTAATCGTAGACTTGACCGAGAAAAAGCCAAGAAGAAGTTTACCACAGAATAAGTATCTGCACGTTATCCTTGCTTACTTTGGTACGCAGACTGGTAATACTCTTGAATGGGTCAAGCAACAGTATTACAAGAAACTTGTAAACCCTGACTTGTTTATCCGTGAAAAGGAAGATAAGTACTTAGGCAGGATAAAGGTGCTTAGAAGCAGTGCCGACCTTGATACAAGTGAGTTTAGCTTATCAATAGAAAGGTTCAGAAATTGGGCTGCACAAGAAGCAGGTATATACATGCCATCGGCAGATGAAGCAATACTCATTCAGCAGATGGAAATAGAAATCGAAAGGAGTAAGGAGTTTTTGTAACTCACTTTTTTTCATAATAAGTTTTTAATTGTTCAGCTCGTGGGGAAGCGTCCCCACACTTGCTTTGGTGGCGGAATTGGTAGACGCAACAACAAGTTAAAGAGATAGTCAAACGAACATGATGTGTAAGGCTATGTACGTTGTTTATGCAGGTTCGAGTCCTGCCCAAAGCACAATTTTTGTAACTCATAATTTTAATAGTTTATTTTCACAGCCTCACAGCGGTGGGGCAAAACGATGTATGGTGTAATGGTAGCACAACAGATTTTGGTTCTGTCAGTGGTGGTTCGAGTCCGCCTACATTGACTATGTATTATTTGAAGAAAAAGAAAACAGACAAACCAAAGAAACGGCAAGCAAGCCAAGCTACTTTGGTAAAAAAACTTGATAAGGTCTTTAGTCAGTATATCAGATTGCGAGACGCTTTCCCTAACGGCACATTCAGGTGTATATCGTGCGGAAAGATAAAGCCTTTCGACCAATCCGATTGTGGGCATTATCATTCGAGACGGCACATGTCAACTCGATTCGATGAGGAGAATTGCAATAGCGAATGTAGATTTTGTAATAGATTTTCAGCCGACCACCTTATCGGGTATCGTGAAAACCTTATCCGAAAGATAGGGACACAGCGGTTTCAATTATTAGAAGTCAAAGCACATCAGACAAAGAAATGGTCGTGCTTTGAACTTGAACAGATGATTAAGTATTATTCAGTTTTAGTCAAGAAATTGAGCGAAGAGAAAGGGATAAAGGTATGACTTATAAACTTCGTGACTACCAACAGAAGGCTTCCGATAAAGCGGTAGCCTTTTTTAATGATAAGAAAGCAAAGTATAATGCTATCATGGTGCTGCCTACGGGTAGCGGTAAGTCGCTTGTGATAGCTGACATCGCTAACAGACTGCAAGGACATACGCTTGTCTTTCAGCCGTCAAAAGAGATACTTGAGCAAAACTATAAGAAGCTATGCTCCTATGGTGTACTTGACTGCTCTGTTTACTCGGCTTCATTCAATTCAAAGAATATAAGCCGTATCACCTTTGCGACGATAGGCAGCGTGATAAGACACACAGATGACTTTCAGCACTTCAATAACGTAATCATAGATGAGTGCCACTTTGTCAATGCAAAAGGCGGTATGTATGAAGAATTTATCCACGCCACGGGGTGCAAGGTGTTAGGGCTGACAGCCACTCCTTACAGATTAAGTTCAAGCAGCTTTGGTGCAATGCTAAAGTTCCTTACTCGTACCCGTCCTTTGATCTTCTCAAAGGTCATCTATCAAGTACAGATTTCAACCTTACTTGATATGGGATTTCTTTCAAAGATAGATTACTTCCAAATGAACCCATTAGGGTGGGATGAGAACAACCTGCAAGCAAATTCAACGGGTGCTGATTATACGGATAAATCAGTAGAAGCAGAGTATAATAGGATTGACTTCTACGGCTATTTAGTCAGCATCGTGAAACGACTACTTTCGCCAAAGCGTGGAGGAGCAAGAAAAGGCATATTAGTCTTTACTCGCTTTCTGAAAGAGGCTGAACGACTGACGCAAAGCATTGAATGCTGCGAAATGGTATCGGGAACAACACCAAAAGCAGAGCGTGAACGCATATTGAATGACTTTAAGAGTGGTAAGATAAAGGTTGTTGTGAATGTAGGAGTATTGACAACTGGCTTTGATTATCCAGAGCTTGATACGGTAGTTATGGCACGCCCTACAATGTCGCTTGCTATGTACTATCAGATAGTAGGTAGGGAGATACGTCCATATAAGGATAAGCAAGCGTGGTTTGTAGACCTTTGTGGAAACATCAACCGATTTGGCAAGGTTGAAGACTTGAAACTCATCGACACCAATGGCAAAGGTAAATGGGCAGTGTTTAGTAACGGCAAACAATTAACGAATGTGATATTTCAATAATGAAAGATATAGAGATTTACAACGATAGCTTCCAAAACTATAAATCGTATCAGATACCAAAGGCGCAACTAATACTTACGGATGTTCCTTACAATCTCGGCAATAACGCCTATGCGAGTAACCCTACTTGGTACGAAGGTGGCAATAATAAGAATGGAGAAAGTGAGAAAGCTGGCAAGAAATTCTTTTCTTCGGAGAATGAATTTAGACCTGCCGAATTTATGCACTTCTGTTCAAAAATGCTGATAAAAGAGCCAAAAGAAGCAGGGAAAGCACCTTGTATGATATTGTTTTGCGAATATGAACAACAATTCCAATTTATTGAATTAGGCAAGAAATATGGACTTATGCACTATATTCCTTTGGTCTTTCGCAAGAACTATTCGCCACAGGTATTAAAGGCGAATATGAAGATTGTAGGTAATTGCGAATATGGACTACTTCTTTATCGTGATAAATTGCCAAAATTCAACAATAATGGACAGATGATTTTTAACTGCATGGAATATCCGCGAGATACAAATACTCTAAGAGTGCACCCTACACAGAAGAGCGTACCACTACTTGAAAGGTTAATCGAAATATTCACAGATAAAGGAGATGTAGTTATAGATCCTTGTGCAGGCAGTGGAACGACCTTGTTAGCTGCGGCTAATCTTGAAAGAAAGGCATATGGCTTTGAAGTGAATAGACAATTCTGCAAAGATGCAGAAACCAAAGTTCTAAGACGGATACAGAAAAAAATATTTATCTAAATGATAAAACTTGATGACAAGTTTACCATTCGATACTCCCCCCACGAGCAGCTTGTAATGTTACGGCTAATCGTGGGGGCTGATGATGACGGCATTTCACGCACAAGTTATCGAAATCTTGCAAATGATTGCGGATTATCCCTACAAACTTGTAGGAATGTTTTATCCTCACTTGCTAATAAAGGAGATATAGACACGATAGCCAACCCGAAAGGGACATTTTTTGTCGTGAATAGGTGTGATGATTATCGCTTTGGTAAGAAGAAAACAAACGAACAATCAAAGCAGGTTTTAACATTCTTACAAGCAAAATGTAATGACCGAGAGAAAGCGTTTGAAAAGAGCCTTATTCCTTTCGTTTCTTCACGTGGTGGCACTTACGAGCCTACGATGATACGTGCATTCTTCAACTATTGGACTGAAAAGAACAAATCAGGCACGAAAATGCGCTTTGAACTTGAAAAGACGTGGGAAACCGCAAAGAGGTTACAGACGTGGGCAAGCAGGGAAAAAGTACAAAAGAGCACCACCACCCTCAAATCATCTGAAATGAACTACGATAAAGATAGTGATTGGTAATGGAACATATAGACTTCAAATCCGCCATCGAGCGGTTACGAGATACAACGTACAAGCCAATACCCGACAAGGTGCAAATCAGTGTACCAAATGCAGGAACACACCTCAAAGGAGGATTAAAATACTTTTGCGGTGATGATGCAAAATGGAACACTGATTATGAGAAAATCGTTCAGTGGCTTACTGATAACAAAGGAAAGGGATTAATATTAGTTGGTGGTTGCGGTGTTGGCAAAACGCTAATCGGTATGAGGATTATTCCTTTACTTCTTAACCACTATTGCCGTAAGGTTGTAACAATCTGCACGGCGAATGAACTCAACAAGTCACCCGATGAGATTATCCGAAATCACATTATCTACATTGACGATGTGGGAACGGAGGATATTTCTAATATCTACGGCAACAAGCGAGTGCCATTTGCAGAACTCGTTGATGCAGCGGAAAGGGACGGCAAGTTACTAATGTTCTCTACCAACTTAGACGAAGAACATTTGAAAGCCAAATATGGCGATAGGGTGGTTGATAGGCTTCACGCTATAACAAGAAGAGTAACGATAACGGGCGATTCAAACCGAAAGTAACTATGTCGAATAATATCAACTCAGACTACGCCTATTGCAGGGGCGTGGGTTGTGAATTAAGAAACTACTGCAAGCGGTATCTTCCAGACCCTCCCGATGCTTATATGTGGTGGGTGCAAGAGAAGTATCAAGAAGATACTGGGATGTGTTCTCACTTCGAGGAGAATTATAAAGATTAACTAAACCAAATCAATATGACACAGAAAGAAATTGAAAAAGCGAACTGCTTTTTGAGGATGAAGTATAACATATTTCACGCTGATTTAATTACACGTGCGATGCAAGATGAAAGTATATCCGTAGGGCAATTTGAGGTTGGATGCTATCTAATTGCCATTGCGGAGCAACAAGACAAGGACTAGTTTGTACCTAAAGGTTGGGAGGAAGTGTAAAGTGTATTCATTTTCAAAGTAAATAACTAAAACAAAAATCGATATGGAAGAAAAGAAAATTATCGCCTACAAAGGCTTTGACAAGAATTTAAAGTGCCGTGACTTTCAGTATGAAGTTGGTAAGGAGTACGAAAAGTACGGAGATATTGATGTGGTTGTTGAAGAGACAGATTGGACTGGCGTTGAAAGATACCATGATGAAATCTTCAAGGTAGAAAATACTATGTACAACGGAAGCGTAGCAGTTGCGCTAAAAAACAGTTAAAGTTATGAACAGAGAAGAAAAAATTAAAAAAGCAGCGTCTGAATATACTGAAAATTATGGTTGTTTTAATTGCGACCTTGGTGATGTCGAATGTGGATTTGAGGATGGCGCAACGTGGGCAGACGAGCATCCTGCGACCCGTTGGCACAAGAATATAGATGGTGATTTACCTAAGGAAAGTGGTCGCTATTTAGTTATGGCACAGAATGGATATTGCCATACTTGTAAATATAAAGCTGATAGTAGGTATTGGGACACAGTTGGTTATCAAAGTGATATTAAATATTGGATGGAGATACCCGAGTTACCAACAGAATAAAAATAATGAATTATGAAAACATACGTAATCACACTATCAAGATGTTTTCTTGCTAATCACAAACGAGCAGAAGAAGAGACGCATTTCAAAGAGAAGTTCCTACTTGGACAGGGGCTTACAGATTATGATACTCCGTCCATGGCGAAGATACACACTATAAGGGCGAATTACCCTCTGTGGGAGAAACGCATTAAGGAAGTGCAGGATGGACGTGCTGTATTATCTATTCGACAGTGGACGGGCAAGCCGTATAGGAGCAAGCAGGTGGAAATTGCAACACTAACAGCAGGAAGCGGTGTGGGTATTCAGTTAATGGAATTGACAAATGATCTTTCAGAGTGTATTGTCGGAGACCATCGACATAGCTATGTTTCTGTCGCTAAAAATGATGGACTGCACCCTGCTGACTGGCTTGATGGGTTTAGTTGCTACGACCTTTCAAAACCGATGGCGATTATTCACTTTACAAAATTCAGATATTGATATGAAACGAATTTATACGCTATGTAATTCAGAAGAAGAGGCAAATGCACTCGGTCATTTTATTATGAGTAAAGGATATGAGGGCGTGCAAAATGATAGTTACAGGTATTGCGATTTGGAAATCAGATTTGCCTTAAAAGAAAACAGAAGGCACCACAGAAACTTTTGCTTTATCGGGGTAAATGGTTGCCAAATGGTAGTCGGCAAAAACAAGAAAGAAATGAGAAAAAAAATCTCTTATAAGTATATAGAAAAAGAGCGAATATTCAGAAAATTATTAGAACGAAACGAGATAAAGTTATGAGTAAACTAATCCCACGCAAGATTAAAAAAGCTTGCAAAGCATACAGAAATTATGTGCCTCTTAAAACAAAGTGGTTGCGATATGTACACACACAAGTTTTAGGTCGAATAGATGTGTATCAACCATATATGAAAGACTATGAAACTTCATTCTCTACTAAGTACGGGGAATTATTAAGCGAATATATTGACTATGGAACAATTTACTGACTATTTCCCATTTATCATTCGACCGAATGTTGCAGACGAGTATCTGCACAGAGTTGTATGTGCGCCTAAAAAGAATCGTAGTGGCTCAACGCCATACGCCAACAAAAGGAAGAGAAAGCGAAAAAATAAACCTAAAAGAAGATAATTATGGAACGATTTTATTTTACATTCCCTTTTCGGGACGTTCAACATTACAACTGTTATCACGTTGAAGAAGCCGAGACTTACGAAGAAGCGCGTGATAAGATGGTAGAGAGGTTTGGGGAAGACTGGGCTTTCCAATATGATGAAGATCAGTGGAAAGTTTCAAAGGAACAATATGAAAAGTTCTACAAGCATGACCCGACGATGCCTAATTGGTTCGAGGGCATAACACAGGCAGATTTATTTAACTTAAAAGAAATTTAGTATGAAAGAAAAAATAGTACAACTAAGCGAGTATGAGTACAACCAACTTCAAGAAAAAGCTGAATTGACCGATACAAAAATCCGTGATTTGGCAGAGAAATATTACCAAGAACGTGGTGTGTTCCGAATTGATATTAGAATCGGATTACAAGATAAATATAACGGAGATACTGTTTACTATACCAATGTTTTCTCATACGAGAACGGCTTGTATAAGAACGATGGATTTAGTCCTATCATCACCGAGAAAGGCCGTAGGAAGATAGAAATGATATTGTCTGATGCTTGCACGGAAACTTTTGAGAATAAATTTGGTGATGCTATTAAATTCAAAAATAGCTATGCTGAAGCATTGGAGAGATTTTCTATAGTAAGATGGATTGCATACACAATAGCATTCAGTGGCTGGGGTGTTGCAGCAGCATTGATAATAAATAATATATTCAAATAATGAGAAAATTGTAAACTTATGGAACTGATAGATATAATAGATAAATTAGTTGGCAGAATAGAGCCTATAGGCGATACTTCCGTTGACGAAGAACGCTTTGAGAATTTGAAAGCGTATTGTGAGTTGATAAATGAAATGGTAAAACGAGTTGACGATGTAGTTTGCAATAACTGGGATAGTCGTCTTGCTTCCGTGAAGAAATTCAATGATTACATCAGCGACTTTCTTACCAACACTTTGAAAATAGAAGGATAGCATGGAAATAAAAAAGTAACATGAGAATAAAGAAAATAATATCACAACATCGCTGAGATTTTCTGGCGGTATATGAGTGTGAGCATTGCGGTCACACGGAACAAAGTTATGGGTATGACGATAAGATTTAAAGATTAAAACAGTATGGTATCAATATCAGACATTCAAAATGGTTCGTATCATTGGGAAACGGAAGATTCTCATGCAAATAATACAGAAACCGCAAACGATTTTATTAAGAATGAGTTGTCGCCAAATGTAGATGTTTATTTCCAAGATGAAAATTATTTGGAATTTATATTTGAAGATGGTAAGTATTATTCTGCAACCATATTCGGCAATGGTGAGAAAAGTCATCATCAAGCTAATTTTGAATTTATAAAATAATTAGTTATGAACGGAATAACTATAAACGATAAGCAGTACATCTTCATTGCAACAAACGAAGATTATATTATCCATTGTGACAAGTGCGATTTAACCAAAGATGGACACTCTTTATCATGCAATGCTTTGTGTGCGACCTTTCACGAGTTAACATGTGGACGTGGCGGGTACGGAGTGTTTAAGGAACTAAAAGAAGAAAAGTAATATGACAGAAAGAATTTATCAGCTAAGAGAGTCTGAATATAATGAGTTATTTGAAAAGGCTAAGCTCCACGATAAGGAGATAAAGGAGCTTGCGGAAAAGTATTACCAAGAACGTGGCGTTTTCAAAATTACCATTGATACATCTATTAAGCTAAAGGATGGAGACGCTTATCAAGGCAGTAGAGCAACTTTTGATGTAAATTCTTATTGCTTTGAGAACGGGTTATACAAAAAAGAAAGTTTTAATCCTCTCCTTTCTGAAAACGACAGACGAAGAGTCAACCAAATGGTAACGAATATATGCGAAGATACATTCTATGAATACTATGGGGATGTGATTAAGTGCAGAGACAAAATTAGCAATATATTTTTAAAGCTGCAATACTTCAAGTTTATTCTCTACATGATAGCATTTAGTGGATGGGGAGTTGCTACCGCAGTTATTTTGTATCACTTTTTATTTAATTAAGTAAAGCGCATGAAGAAGATTATGTTTTCAGATAAGTATTGCCTTACAAAGGCGGTACTTGACGGCGCAAAGACAATGACAAGGCGGCTACTAAGGGACAACGTGCCGCTTGGTAATTGGGAGGAAACGGCAAAGTATCTACCTTATAAGGTTGGTAGAGTTGTAGCTATAGCGCAAAGTTACAATGACATTTATAATGAGTTAGAGGAACAAGGGGACGATGTTTCAAACGATTGGTGGATTCCTTCTTTTGAGGGTAAAGTCCTTGATACTTTGGCTGGATATAAAAACAAAATGTTTGTAAGGTCTGACTTGATGCTCCACCACATCAAGATTACCGATGTAAAAGTGGAACGCTTACAGGACATATCAGACGATGATATTTTGCGAGAGGGCATAAGAAAGGAAAGTTATGCTGGTGGGTGTATGTATTTTTATAACAAAGCATACATACGTAAGGGAAACAGATATGTTGAGCCTATATACAATACAACGCCAATGAGAGCCTTTGCATCGCTCATATATAAAGTGTGTGGCGGAGAAACATGGGAGAGTAACCCTTGGGTGGTTGCGTATAGTTTTGAATTAGTAGATTAATGTATGGACGAATTAATGAAACCTACAGATATACAATTATATGCAAAGCCTTTTTTGCTTAAGAAACTTTATCACGATGATTTCTATGAAGTGAAAAGGAAAGGTAAATCACGTGCAGGGTCAACACCCTACGCAAGTAAGAGGAAAAAGAAACGTAAAAAGTGAAATTAAATAGAAGAACTATGAAAGTAGAATTACAAGCAGGTGACACAATCACCATTCCTGAAGGTTGCAAGGCAATCGTTAAGAACGGAAGTGTGGTGTTTGAGAGAGAGAAAAAAGAGGAAGCAAAAACACCAGATTTTAAGGATGGAGATGTGCTAACCTCTTTGTTTGATAATAAGGTAGTCTTTATATTCAAAGAAGACGAATCAAAACAAAAATATAATAAAAACGACTATTATGTATGCCATATATATGTAAGCTATTCGGCTGGCTATGTTATTGAGGTACCCACAAAAGATAGCTTGTCTTTCTGTGGGCATAAAGAAGATGTACGCCACGCCACCAACGAAGAAAAGCAATTCCTTTTCGACAAAATGAAAGAGCAGGGACTGTGCTGGAACGCTGAAAAGAAAGAGGTTGAAAAGGTGCGGTGGAGAGCAAAAAAGGGAGATAGATTTTATTGTTTTGATACTGACTTTAGCGTATTGGACGGCTTGGAAGAAGGCTCTAAGCTCGATGATTCGTCATGGCGTAGCTACAATTACTTTCGAACAGCGGAACAAGTCAAAGAGGCTATAAAGCGTATGAAGCAAGAGTTGCGAAAGTATCACGATGAGATAGGAGAATAGACTATGGATATTCGTAAGATTAATATCGGTGACAAAGTCTGCAATAAAGAAGACGGATTCCCTATGACAGTCGTGGGGCTTAACTCTACTCTTGCCGACTTGAGCAACGGAACAGTTTACCTCGATTTCGAGGAAAACGAAGGCGATATGTGGGAGGAAGAAGCAAAAGACTTAATACCCTATAAGGCTTAGATACTAACACACTAAAAACGAATGAGTATGCGCTAACGTTCTCTGATACGGGCAACATTATGACAGAAAAGGAATACACAGAAAGACGAGCTGCTCTTGTAGGGCAGGCGAAGAAGATAAATAAAAAGTTCTTTCCTCGATGTGTCAAGGCAAAGCTTAGGCAGATTGCAAGATTAGAAAATGAGGATCGCGGCGTTGACTACGAAACTCGCAAGAATGAACTTTACAAAGAATGGTTTAACTAATGAAGGTAATTTTAGACATTTCATTTGATGGGAGGAACATCAATGACATTTATAACCTGCCGTGTGTAATGGCAGTTACGAAAGATGCAGGAGGAAAGCCTGCTGTACTTCTCAAGAAGACACACACCAAAGGACGGACGATAGCCCGACTTGGCGACCATATTTGTCAATATGAGAGTGGTTTATGGCAGGTTTACGGCTCTGAGGCAGCCGATAAAATCATTAAAGGAGGAAAGTACGCACATGAATGAGTTTAACGCAAAGAAGTTGGCTAAAAACGAGATAGTTGACTTCATGAAGATAACAGAAAAGCATAGGGAAACTTTTAACCATGTTTCAGCCCTATTCCATACTATCGTAGGTGGAACGAACGACATCGCCCATACCTATATGCGTGATGCAATAGAGAAAATCAAAGAAGCAGGACTATACAAGCAAAGGGTGAAGAAAGCGTGCAAAGATGCTATGTCCCGATATGATGTTTTTGAGAAACTGAATATGCAGGATATGCAGAATGCGGAAATAGACAAACGTCAACTTTATATGGACTTTCTCGATAGCGTTGACGAAAGGCTAAAGCCTCATATCTTTCTATTCCGCCAAGCAATAAAAAGAGTGCTTGATAGAAATATGATAAAGGATAGTGATTTAAAGTCATATATTATCCTTGCATACGAACTTATCAACTACTCGGTAGAATTGTTCGACAAGTTCATCGAAGGATGTCCGTCTTGTCCTCCTGTAAACTTCGGGCTTACCTTTAAGCCTGCACGACTTCACGCTGTCCGCCAAGCATGGGGACAAGTTGAGGAGATACTCTGTAAGGATTGCGTGAGCATCGACCTCAACAAAGATGAGAATTGCAGGCGTTCGCTTGATGTTATCGAGCTAAATCTTGTGTCAGAGAAGTTTATCAACGAAAGCGGTACGGCTGCCCTTGAACTCAATCCTGACGCACGAATGGAAGCTGATAGGCACATGATGGAGTGGGACAAGAAAAACCATAAGAAATATGAACTCACTGATAGACAAGCAGACTATCTAAGAGAAAACTATCACTTAAAGACTAACAAGGAACTTGCTGCCTTTATCGGTTGTGGTCTTACAAAGCTGCGTGAGTTCGCAAAGGAGTTAGGATTAACTAAAAAGAAAGTAGCATGAGTAGAACAAAGTTTTGTATAGTGGCAGTTATAACCCTTGCTACATTTGGGTTTGCCGTTTACGTACATAGTAGCAACAGACTTGTAAAGGGTATAGTTATCGAGAAATCGGAGATACCCGAGCACTACGAAACGATAGATAAGGGTGTCTTGCCTTATGAGCAGAAACACATTAATGCTCAGTATTTCGTCACTCTTTCGTTTCGTAATCGAAAGGAAAAGATTGCCGTTGATTGGGTGACTTTCGACAAAGCAATCGTAGGCAAAGTATTAACAATCAAAAGATAAAATATGGGAAAGAGAGATTTTCAAGAATTGATGGAATTTGCAAGGGCTAATAACCTTATGAACGTTCCATTGTACATTGTCATTCAGAAGTTTAGGATTTACAAAGGGAGTGCCAAGTAGGTGCTCCCTTTTTTGTTTATACGAAAAACCCTGCTTGTCCTCTCGGATTGCAGGGTTATCCTAAAATAATCTTACCTGAAAAATAACTAAAAACCTAAATCAATTCAAAACAAATTCAATACTTTTCTCCTACAAATTTAGCAAATTATCGTGAAAGATGCAAGAGAAAAGGAATATTTATTCAATGAATTTATGCAAATTCTTTCAAATATTGCAAACATTGGAAAGAATTGAGTAAGGGAGTAAGCTTACCTATTATACAACATATATTAGGGCATCAGAGCATTAAGACAACACAGGTGTATTCAGCTGTGAAAGACACAACTATTAACAAGGAGATACGAAGAGCGTTTAGGTAAGGGTTCCATCGGGACTAAATTTCAAAACCTCACAATAAAATGTTTTGCAGAGCTTCGGTACTTCACTTCCTTGAAGAACGAAAGAGAAATGTTTAAAAATACTACTTTCGGAACTATTGAATTGCCAGAAGGGCTAAGTAAGGTTCCTCATTCTATGTTTCGTTTTAGTCAAGGAGAAAATGTAATTATACCTTCTTCTGTAACAGCTATTGATGAACTTTCCTTCAACAGCGCAAGGATAAAGAACTTGGTATTCAAAGGCGACACGCTTATCGAAAAAATCTATTATTGGGGATTCCTTTATGCACGTATAGAGAATTTGTACGTCGCTCCTCATTTAGTGGAAAAGTACAAGCAAAGTTCAATATGGGGTTCTCAAAAAATGCAGGGACACTTGGGAAATATCTTACCACTCAGCGAGTATCATTCTTGATACTCACTGAGTGGATGCAATCGAGATAGATAAGGAAAATTTTTCCACGCTTCTTTGTATCTTGATAACGCAGTATCTGGTACATATACCTTTAAATCCGAAGGGATATGACCGTAGGTATTTACATTGAAAAAACCTCTATCTGTGAATGGTATTTCGCTACAAATTACCACTATTTTAATGTTTTCACTAAAAAGGAAAGTTCGATATCCATGAGATTTAACTGTGGATGGAATCCATACCTCTTTTAGATTAGGTATATCTCTAAAAATATCAGCGTTTAAACGCTCTATTTTGAAATGACGTAATGCTTTTAAACTTACAATCTTATTATTGTTGTAAAATTTAGTCCCGATGGAACTAACGGCAGCGGCTTCCTCCATACTTAGCTCTCCATCACCGTCCTTATCCCAATTTTCCACGCAAATGCGCTTTACTTCTGGGTCCTCGAAGCGTATCCACCACTTAGCGATGTTCAGCTTGAGTTTTGGATAGTGCGTCATTAGCGCATCGTAGGTGTCACGATATGCGCCTGTGGTGAGGTTGATAGTGCCGTCTAAGACAGGGTAAGGGTCGTTGCCATATTGACCTTCAGCGTCGATGCCTTGATAAGTACCGTCTACCAACTGAGATAGTTTGTCGAATGCTCGTCCGTCCGTAAAGGTTTCATTGAAGCCCACACAGCGCACGTAACGCAGGGAGTGAGGAACTTGTCCGACCTGTGCATCCATGATGTCAATGAGTTTCTTCACTGGCTGGAGGTTATCACAGCCACTAACGAAGTAACTCATAACGTTAGGAGCACACGCTTCTGTGTTGCACTTCTCATTGGTGAGTTTGTCGAGGTTCTTTAACTCAACGTATGATGTGGTAGCAGGATAATCTACTTCTTCGAGTGCACCACCATCAGCAAAGTGTGCTTCGGTTAGCGATGAGCCACCAGCGAGGAACTTACGCAGACGGAAGTTACTGCGCATATCAAGCGCACCTCCGAGCGTAGATATATTCTGAACATCAATTTCCTCTAACGAGGTAGTATTACCGAGCGTAAGCGAAGCTATGAGTATCTTCACCTTCTGTTCGTTCTCATCACCGAGTTTCAATCGCTTGAGTCGCTTACCAATGATTGACAGCGCACCGTTAATTACATACGAACTCCAATCGCCAATATCGAGCAGGTAGTCAGCTGACTTGACAGATAGCTGCTGGTCAGACGTACCGTTAATGTCGACGACTATCTCGCAAGGCTTACCTGCATCTGTACGAGCACCACGCATGATTGTGGTACCGTATGCGATTGTAGGGTATAGCTTCATTGCAGGTGTTAATCGCAAAACGATTGAGTTAGTTGTAGCATCAGCCTGTGCAGAGGTACGAACAGTAATCGCACCTTCAGCCGTCTTTGCGTCGTAATCACCGAAGCTGTACTTAGACATAAGGTACTGGATGCGCTTCTTGACCCACGCTACCTCAGGCGACTTTCCATCACCGAGAGACTGACCCAGTGGGTCGGTGTCGTTAGTATATTTGCCTTGCAGCATAGCGAGCTTCATTTTTTCATACATCTTGCCATCCTCATTGTATAGCATAGATGAGAAGTTATCAATCACAGAGAAATAATACTTCTCGAAGTATGCAAAGAGCTTCTGCTGGTGCGTACCTTTCTGCAACCCTCCGAGTTCCTCCATCTTCGCAAGCATACGACGCATCATCTGCGCACGTTCCTCTGGATATGCCTGCTCCATCAAGTTCCAAAGAACGGACTTCTCACCGTTCCATACTGGCGTGCCGTCTTCATAGGTATCGTGGTACTCTACCCAGTAGGGTTTCTTCATTAAACCTTGGTTGATTACCGTCAGGATAGTATCAAGGTCATCCTGACGAAATTTCCATTTACTCTTTGCCATGTTTATTCTTTATTAAAGTTATACGGATATATGTTCTTTGCGCAGTTATCCGTCGCTGCCTTCAACTCTACGTATAACTGATGAAAAAGTAGGTCCATGATGTCCCAATCCTGTGGCTGCTCAGCACGGAACTTCTGAATACGTGCTGCCTTGAATAGCTCATTGAGTTGAACTGCATCACTAACCGAGTTGAATATCGCCTCAGTTAATCCATACTTATCGCCAACTAACTGCTGGCGGAGATTAACTATCGACACACCGCTATCGAGTGTTGAAGGACAGAATTTCTTATACAAGCTATCGTAATAGAATAGGTTGTATTGATTAGGGTCACCTTCTTTCGCAATCCAATACTCTATATGTGTTGAGTGTGGATCAGCGTTCAACTCGTCAAGAGTTCCATTGAAAGGCTCAATGAATGTATTGCACGAATAGGTGATATTATAAGCTGTGATATACGACTCTACGAGCTGCTCTGCACGTTGACGAGTCTCATTGTCTGCTGTTGTCTTATCATCCGCTGGGAGGTCAGCATAATCCAAGTCCCAGCAGTTCTCCCACGAAAGTTCAGAAACTTGGTACTGATATGCTTCTTCCTCCGTGTTGTAGCGGATGCGTCGCTTATCCCAAGGCACTTGATACAAGGTAAGGCGAGGAGAGTTGTCAGAGCCTTCAATAGACAGGAGGTCAGGGAAAAGGTCCTTATCATATCCGAAGGTTGCAGCATCGCCTTTGTCTGGTCCTATGGTGAACAAACCGACAAACTTGTATGTAACAGTACCGTCCTCTGCGGTCTGCTTCTCGAAGCCTACGAATGTCTCTTGGTATATTGACACACGTGCTTCGCTGTTCTGTTCGATACCCTCGTTAGTCAAGCCTACCGCCTTCCATAGGTCGGTAAATGAATTTACAGAACCCATCTTGTGATATTGCATTGAAGAAGCGATATTCTTCTTTCCTGTCAGCTTTGAGATTTTCGGCAGGTTCTTGAACAACTCAAACTTCTTCTGCGCAGTCTGTCCATCTTCATACACGATGGTCGTATCCTTAGCTACTTTCGCTTTCCAATTCCATAGATAATAGAGCATAGAAGATGTACCTTGACCTTGCAGCTGAAGATTGGTAATCGTCAAGCGGTTAAGGTTCGTATTTCCATCCTTAGGGTATATCTCGAGTGTTCCCTTTGGACGATAAGACTTGCCGTATTCGTATGCTGGGAGTGGCTTATCGAAAGTAAAGACATTCACCTTGCCACGCACCTTGTCAAAGTCGACTGTGGTACCGAGCGTGTCGTAGATGTCATTGTCTAACTTTTCAGCACTCTTCTCACCTACGGTTGCAAGTGCATTGATGTAATCTTGATGCACGTTAGCAGCATCCATTGCACTGTCGTATATACGAATGGAATAGAGGTCAACATCCGCTTTATCTGAGCCAATAACAATGTCACCACCTGAACCTATCTGCATAGAATCGGTAAGCAAGTAGGCGAACTTACGAGCTTCAATGCCGTCAATGTAGAGGTACACGAGGTTAAGATAGTACGTGTTTCCATTCAAGACATAGGTGTACTTCTTAGGACTAATCACGAGTGCCAATCGAATACGCACACCATCATCTGTGCTCATCGCTTGTACATCAGGATTACGCTCGCTACGAGTTGCGAACATAATAGAAGACGGCTTAACCTTCAGACCGATATAACCTTTCTGGTAAGGCATAGCTATCGAGATACACTCTGCATTGTAGTCAGACGTGTTATTAATCTGATAGTCAATTTCGATAGTCTTACCACTCTGTGCAGCCTCCTTGGCGAATGGCTTATAATCAATAGTAAGGCGAGAGCCTGCGAGCAGTCGCAATGTGCGTGCACCTTCATCGTCCGTCACCCAGCCGTCACGTGAGAAGGCTACGTTCTGCCAATTAGAACCGACATGATCAGAGTTGATAAGATTGCGGAGGACATTGCGGTCGGTGTCGGTGTTGTTTCTATTCTTCGCATTGAAATAGAATACCGCTCCAGCTGTTGCTGAGTAACCTTGTGAGTTATCCACAGGGAAAGGAATTGCATCACGTAGACGCACCTCGTCTGTTGGGTGAGTTCTGAATCCGATTAACGCTGTAAAGTCAGAGTTATCGATTGTCTCGACCTCAAGAGATAAGGTATATTGCATCTTGGTCTGTGTCAGCGTATTCTCAGACACATTCTCTTGCAACACCTCGTTATCCTTCTTCATCAAGATTGAGAGTGGTGTTGTAACAGCCTTGCCGTCATATACAGCGTATTCCAACACCTTATTTTCGTACCAGTTAAGTAGCTTCTCCGCCTTGTTGTTCACGACTACCATCTTAACCGCTTCGTTATTAGCTACCGCCATGAAGTCGTAGCCTACTGGAGTAGTCTGAACGGTGTTGTCTTCATTCGATAGCCAAGCAGACAGATGGAAAAGCCCCGTCTTATTCGTAAATGGCACGGTATATGCCACTGGCGACGAGGTATAAGTTGCGGTACCGAACTGTCGCTCATACGTCTGCTCGTAGCCTTCACCTGTAATCTTCACGTGTAGTGTTTTACTGATGTTACCACTGATGTAGCAAGGTAATACAATATCACCTTGGTATGCCTTCCACCAGTTGAACTCAGATATAGAAAGGAAGAGTGCAGACAGCGTAATCGAATACACCAACGCAGGGGAGGTTTGCCCCGTCACCTCACCCGTGATCTTCACCATGATGTTATTCTGACCACTCTCAAGGAACTTGAACACATCAACAGTGGTAATCGTATTAGACTGACATCTACCACGAGCCTTACTAACGAAAGTTCCATCACCAGCCTTAGCGAAGATTTCGTATGTTCCCCACTCACCGCTATCTATATAATCCGCTTGCCCGACATCCTTAGTGCGAGACACGAACATAAACTTAATCGTACACTCACCTGCTGACTTAGAAGCTGAGAGAGTAGTAGAAGGAGACTGATTGATAGCACGCAAGTAATAGAGGATAGTCTGCTGCTGTCCTCCACCTCCTTGTCCAATATTAAGTTCAGACAGCTTCATTGGGACCCACTGATCACCGTTCCATACGAGTACACATGTCTCGGAGGTGAGTTCGTCAACCTCAGTATTTACATTTGAAATCTGTCCGAGTGTAGGACGGTTCTTTGCAATCGTCTTCTTCACACGTTCCTCCTCAGAGTTCTGTGCGTCGATTAACTCATTGACCTTCTCGGGCAACTTGTTAAATTCGTCAGCGGTCAGTCGTCCGCCTGTCTGTTTATGTTCTAAGTAGAGTTTTTCTATCGCCATATTATGATAGCTTGAATGGGAATGTATAAGTAAAACCGTTGTTGCCTTCTATCTCGACACCGTGCGCAAGAGATAGAGCATGACAGATGATGTCTTGAAGAAGTTTAGGGTGAGAGGAAGAATAACTCTCACCCGTATTGTCTTCGATGCCACGGATAGAAGCTTGTACGAAGCGGTTATCTTTCGTACGGCTCTCTGTGATATATACCTTGATGTGCTTCATTAAATCCGCCTATACTTTTTCAGAAGCCAAATAATGATATAAGCAATAGAAGCTAACATAGTTGCAGAGAGTGCGCCTATTGCCCATCCGCCTACATCCATCTTTATCTTCTGCCACCTACTTAACTCTCGTTCAATGACCTTAGGAACCTCGATGTGTTCCTTCTTGGTAGCACGCAAACTGTCATTGCTCGCCTTATACCTGTCAATCAATCTTTGAAGCGTCAGATTGTCCTCAGTGGCATGCCAGCGGTCACGATAACGAACTATCAATTTCTCCTTGATGTTGCCTTGCTCATCCTTGATGATAACAACGCTATCATGAATAGCGACACTATCACGGATGTTTATCACCTGTCGAGTGATTAAGCTATCCTTGATATGTACGCTGTCCTTCCTTGACATGTAGATAGTATCTGTGCGAATAGACTGCACAGGTACATAAACTCTATGTGAACAGCTTGTGAGGCAGAGAGCCGTAAGTGCAAGTAATCCAATAAGGATTAACATTGAATACACGTAGTATTTAATTTCTTTATCGTCCATAACTACACCTTTAACGTGAAACATTGTCTGCGTTGCTTTCCATCAGCACGCTTATAGCCTACATGCACCCATCGGGAGGTCTTCGATTTCTCGATAATGATTTGGTCAAAGCCATAGCCCATTTTTGAGAAATCAGTTACAAAGAAACGTTCAAACTCATCTTGCTTACCATTTACGGGCTGCAAGTCAGCTGCATAGCCCTCGACGTGTGCGGAGGTCTTCACACCGCCTACAGCCTTATTCAATTCTGGTGAGCGGTAGCCACTTGTTACACGGATAGCAGGGTTCTCGATTTTGTGACGCTCGCAATACTTACCCCATTCCGCACGAATACTCTCTAAAAGAGTTATCGTTTCTGTAAGGTGAACCTTCACAATAGAAGGAGGGTTATTGTTTATCTTTAATTGTTCAGCGGTGCTGGATTGTACCAGCTCCGCTATTGAGAAATTTGCCATAACTAATCAAACTTTGGTTTATCATCATCTACATTAACGTGCGAACTCTTAAGATACTCACTAAGGAACGGCACTTTGTCTATCGCTTTCAGTGTCAGAACGTAATAAACAAAGCCTGCCACTTTCCACATGGTAGTATCCTCAATGAGCATCATCCTCCAATTTCGGACAATGTTTGTTGAGTAAAACCAGATAGCCACACCGCACAATGCCTTTACAACTCCGAGTGTCTCTTCCCCAGCGTGGAGGAAATAGCCTGTAATGAAGATAGAAGCTGACATTACGAAGAATAAACAACAATGATAGAAGAACACCATTGACTTTTTCAAATTCCACTCCTCGCCATGTTTCAGTCCTGCAACTAATCCGAAGATATAGTTGACTCCAAACACAATCAACATTGCGTACATGAAATCACGTATCGGGAAAAACAAGCTCAGCATTCCGCTGATTACGCTACACATTACAAATTTAAACTGTTCTAAATAATTCATAACAGACACATTAAGACTCCAATAACTGAACCCACCAACCCAGCAGCTACGTCCTTAAAGTCGAACTGCTCTTTGCGAAGGTAATAATCAACACACTCTTTTGCCACCATTAGAAGCAACACGCCAACAATAGCAGGATACGCCCATGCTTCAACGTGTGCAAACAACTTACCAAGCACGAATGCTACGATAAGACCTGCAATGAGGTGTAAGTACTTGTCGCTACCAATAGCAGCGAACTTCTCGAAAATCCTGTAAATACAATCTAAAAGTTTTTTCATATTACTTTATTTTAAATTAATAATGTTCTTACCAGTCAAAATCAATACCAGCCGTATAGAATACGCCTGCACCAAGATTATCATTACTCTTCTCAGGAGTTAACCAATGTGGATTTACGTACATATATTCAAACACATACCCACCTTCAAACTTACGAAGTTCTCTATGGTCAAAAATGTACACAGCTTGACTATCATTGCCATTAATAACCGTCCACTGCTTGCCATATCCCATCCCAAAAAATTCATAACAGAAATTCTTAGTACCATTGAATATAATAACATCAATAGGAATACCTACTGGAAGTTCATCAAAATAGGTTTGCGAACCCTTTTGAGCCTTTAGATTATCAATATCCAAAATCTCTCCAGATTCACCCCCGAAGCCAGGAGAATACATTGGGATTCTATAATAATTAATGTTTCTACCATTTATAATTATATGGTTAAAAGTTAAACCTATACGAATACCATTTTCAATATGTCCATCGTTATAAACAAACATCTCATCGTCCTTCACAACCGCACAGACCCTTGACTTATGCCCGAACTGACTGTTACAATAAATGTTAGTTGCATAAAAATTATGGAAACGCTTACGAATGTCACCCGTTGTTTCGCCCAACATTCCAAAATCACCTGTAAAAGCCATATAGCCTTTATTTCCCATAGTCCCGAATGTAATGCCACCAACCTTATTAGTACCGTCAAGGCAATCTAACGAAGTAAACGAGCCACTTGTACCTTTGAGTGTACCCTCAAATGTACTATCACCAGTAACGGTGATATTTTGAAAAGTAGCTCCTTTCGCATCGATAGTCTGCGCCTTGATACCTTTAGCGACTATTTCCTTTGCATCAATAAAATAAGCATTAAGCTTTTCACCATCAGTAAAGAAAGGAACATTGCCAGTTGTTGTTCTTACCTTGAAACGGTCTGCAACAATATCAAAAGTGCTATTCTCACCATTAAGAGTGAATCCGACACGCTTAAGACCTGTCCGCAAGTCTGTCACAACGGCTGAGATTGACTTATCACCAACCTTCAATGAGGTTTCAAACTGCTTCGTAGTAAACTCCTGTGCTGCCTGCCAATCCTCGATATTGAACTCTTCGCCTGCTGCCTTGGGACGAACACATACGAGTAAGTCGTTTTTATACTCTTCTAAGGTAGCATTGCTCCATTGGTCGCCCTTGTCATATGGCGGAACAGGCCGTTCTTGCACGAACATCCTACGCTTACCATCTGCCGTGTCTTGTGCGTGCTTAGCTGCTTCAAGCGATTTCAATACATCAGCATCCGTAATCTCGTGCCAAGAGAAAGAGCCATCAGGGTTTCGCTCGAAAGAATAAGCACGACCTCCGCCAGTCTCTACGTATGAGCGATTGTAGTAGATGTCATGCTCATGCAACTCCTTCGTTGTGTTGTCTGCCCATTCGTTAGCAGGTTCAGTGGTGAGCGTTGGTACCACGTCACCAAACCAAATCACAAGTTGCTTGTCTGACTGCTGTTGCACAGCATTGATACGTCCTTGCATCGTATTCAAGAAGTCTTGCAGGAGGATATACTTACCACGATTAGCTGGGTTCTCGACCCTTATCTCGAATTTCTGCTTATCAAAAAGGAAGATAGGAGGAGGGAGGATAAAAGAATTGATACCCTTTATAATCTTAAAGTACGGACTACCCTCACCAGCTGCTGATTGTATGATAGCACTCTGTCTTTCTTCAACAGTGAGATTACCAAGCTGCACAACCTCGTCACCCACTTGAGGAACATCACTGCCACTTGCGTAGTAATCTACATTCGTGTTATCTGCGATGTCGACATAATCAGTACCGACAGCGGTGACACGACGATGCCAGTAGTGATTAGCAGTTTGTCCGTTATTATCAACGAGATTGAATGTCTCACACAGCGCAAGGTCATCCACCTGCATTGAGTTATACACCCTACGTCCCTCACTATCCTGCTGAACAAAATAGCACCGCCAAGCACCAGCAACCTTCTCAATACGTGAGATAACAAAGCTGCCAGCAGAGTTTACAACTTTGCCTTTAATGTGAGAGGTTTTCATCACTTCCACCTCTTCTGCTGTTAGTTTCTTTCGTGCGTGAATATAGTCGGTATCAACGTGCCACTGCCCATTGTCGTCCTTATAAATGCCAGCACCTGAGCCATCTTTTACAAAATCATCGCCAAACTCAATACCCTTTAAGAATGTAATAACCTCTTGAGCGGTGTCGGGGATATTCTTTCTTAGGAAGCGTGGGTCTACATAATTCTTTAGAAGCTCACTTGTCTGTGTGGAGTTCAGTCCGCTGCCGCTGAAATTACCCGATAGGATATTATTGACATCCTCCTTTAACTGCGAGATAGTACCCTTGACAGCTTGATTGCCAACGGTTATCTCCTGAATAATCGGGTAATCCAGCTTTGTAACCAGCCTAAGGACACGTGTCTTTAACTGATAGCCAAATCCATCGTCAAATGTAACTTTCTGACCGATATAAAGGTTTGGGTTCTTTCTTTCGAAAGCTACCGCATTAGAGGAGAATGAGTAGTTGTTGTTATCCTGCGCACGTCTTTTTATCTCCTTGATAGTTCGTGCTGCTAATTCTTCTTGTGCAAGCTTCGTTTCATGCTCACCCATTACGATGTTAAACAGTACGACCATATTACAAGTGAGGTCAGGGAGAACCTTTCCACGTGGGTAAAGTCCATCGCTCTCATTGGTAGGGATAATGGTATCTCCGCTTTGATACTTGAGTATTTCGTAATCACCCTTTAAGACGTCTACGCCACTATCGCCCTCGTTTGGTTTCGGAGTGATTGGGTTGTTTACTTCGTGGTAGTGGAGTTCAAAACCATCCTGCCCATTAGGCTGTCCAACAAGTCCCTGCATGAGTACGTCATATTGCCCATCTATAGCGTGAGTGTTAACCTTAAATATTCCTTTAAGCGTGTACCCTTGTAACACCTGCTTTGCTCGGTCTATCTCATAGTCATACCAATAGTGAGTAATGATGTTTCCGCTTTCGTCCTTATCGTGAGTTATATTGATAACGGTCTTGCCAGCTATCTTAGTGACAGACGGGAACGCCAATCGCATATACCAAATAGTATATGTCTTTTTGTTTCCTCTGCTGTCAAGTTCTATTGCGTTTGTCTGAGAGTTCTTGAGATAACGCACGTGCTTACGGACATTGTAAACATATAAATCTATATGCGGATAAACATCATCAAAGGAGAGTGCAAGCGTTTGCTTGATTTCCCCTGACGCTTCAAATGCTTCCTTTGTGATGACGTTCCCATCTGTGTCTACATAGATATATCCGTCAGGGTAAACAGCCTTGTCAAGCCCTAATCGTGCAAGCGTGGCAACGTTACCAGTACCCACAAGTGCCTTTTTAAACATATTCTTTGTTGACCCCTGCGGATAGAAGCAGTTATAATACGGCTCTTTACTATCGCTTACAGATGCTTTCTGTATGTTTTCGTGTACCTTTAATGTAGGAACGTCCTCGCCAAGATTAATGCTTATCTGACCGAAGTATAAAGCCTTATGCTTCCACGATAAATGCCATTCACAAGCGTTATTCTTGCAGCCTTGAGCAATAGAAGATAATACGGATAGAATATCGTTAGAAGACACCGAGAAAGATACGGAACTATCTACATTACCGCAAAGGGTGAATGTAAACTTTTCGCTCTCTGTCGTTATATTGAGTGCTTCATTGATAGCCTTGCAGGCGTATTCAAGTGCATTTGTCGTAAGTCCTTCAAATGACCATTCCTGTTGCTTAATAGGGTTCTTATCCGCATCCGTGGTGTCATAGAGAAACGGCACACGTGACAGCCACATTAAAGGGTGCTGAAACTCGGGAGTGTACTTAAACCCTTTATCATCCTCTGTCGGTGTGTATGCGTTAAGTAAGCGGTACTTCAAGCCGTCATCAAAAGGTATAATATACGCACCTGCTGGCAATGTGAGTTTTACATCACTCTGCCACGATAACCTTACAAGGTCACTTCTTCCTAATTCTTGCTCGTGTTCTGCGCCCTCTGTCAGTGTCGCATCGAGTATCTTGCTGTTATGAATGTCGTATATTACCATAGCTACAAAGATACCGACAAAAAGAAAAGATAGGGTAGGGGATAAAAACAGAAAAGCCACAACGTTTTTGTTGTGGCAAATCTTTTATATGTGGCTAAATTACTTTGTAATTGCTTTCTGTGCTATTGGTGTCTATCTGCTCGGATAGAAGATGCATTATAACATCATTCATAGCTATGTATGCTTCATCTAATGAGTCTTCAAAGGCTTTGTCATAGCCTAATAGGGTTTCATGAACTTTGCCCAATGTGTTAAAGCACTCATCTAATTTCTTTTTGCAGTCGAACAGCTCTGCTGTTTCTTTGCATAGGATTATTGTCTTAATCTCGGTCATAGTCTTAATTGTTTTGTAATTTATTGATTTTCAGCATGGTCGGTTTTCCGCCTATGGCTATCTCTCTTTAAGAGTTCTATTGTAACTTGTTGATTTTCAGCATCACGCTTTTTTGCGTCATGGCTTTTTCGCTCATTTATGCTTAATAACCTTGTAACTGCTTGATTATCAATTTTAGGGGAAATTTCGGATAAACTTTTATGCTACTTTGAATTTGTTTACAAAGTAAATTTGCCCTTTACCCGTTACCTTTGGAGTTATTGTCGTGTACATTACACCATTGTTACCGCTACGAGTGCCTTTCTTCAATTCAAATAGACCTTGTTCAATGTAGCGTTGATTTGGTATATTGTATCTCTCGCCCTTTGTGCCAAGATACCCATTTTCACGTAACCACTTGAAAAGTCGCTTTTCGCCCATAGGATAGCCGTTTTGGTCAATCAGTTTTGCAAGTTCACCAATCAAGCATGAAGATGCAGAACCGCTGACTGCTTGCGTAAATGTCACCGCTGGGGCTGTTTCTTCTATTATTCTTTTGTTCTCAGCTTCAAGCCGTGCCTTTTCCTCTCTTTCTTGTTTCAGCTGTGTTGCCATTCTGATAACAAGGTCAGGGTTATTCACCATTTCGTCAAGTGTTGGCTGTGTGGCTGTCATACCATACTTCAGCAGCTCTTTTATTCTATCATTGCACCAAATCGCAAAAGCAGGGCTAAGCCAACGTGCAAACTCTAATGCTACATCTTCGTGCATCCATGTGCCGCCACCGCCATTGATACCACCGCTATTTGTCTGAATTAGAGCGGTGTCCGATTTTCGGATAGCGGTCAAAGCTGCCAAAAACTCTTTTGTAGATGGTAATTCTAACCACTTTGCAGGACGCTTATCAAAAGATTTTGCCATTTCAGTTGCATTTACCATCACATTTTTACCGTTTGCAAAAGAAATATTACTACCTTTGTAGCTGAAATTTTGAATTGTTGTACTCATTTTCATTATTTCGTTTGGGCAGGTCTATTCACCTGCCTTTTTTTGTTTATAAAACAAGGGCAAAAACTAAGAAGTCTTGATGTGGTGTTTAGACCTCGAAGTTTATGCCCTTTAAATATCTTCTCTACCACCAAACACCACTAAGGCGGTTATACTTTGCAAAGATATTACTTTCTTATCTTCTTTTTCTTTTATCTTTTGTGAGTAAAACGACAACGCTTCGATTGTTGTTTTTCTGTTTTAGAAACGTCATCAACTATCTCATTTACCCATGCAGATAATTCTTGTAAATTCTTCATTGCCCCTTTGGTTTATAGGCAAGTACCTTACCTAAGTTATACACTACTTGTTCTACCACCCATACAAGTGGCTCACCTTTCTCATCTGTACCATATTGATATATGATAGGCTCGCCCTTTTCGTCTGTGATAATCTCACAATAGGCAGACTTTACTTCAACAAGTGCAGATGCCCTATTTTTCGCATAGCCTACATAAAGCTGCAAGGCATCATACTGAATAGGGATGGCGTTGCCGTTCTCATCTTCTACTTCGTAGCCGTCTTTGTCAAGCTGTAAAAGTCGCTTGATAGTCGTTGGCTTTACCTCTCTAAACTCTTGCTTTTTCGTGCCTTTGATAATCTCATCGAAATAGCACTGCTTAATGATAAGGTTTAATGTTTTCATACCTTATTATATTACGCTATCTTTACAAGATTTGCTTTTTTGAAACAACGCCACTCGTCTTTTTCAGTGTCAAAATACACTTGGCAAGTGTCTGCTGTTTTCTTTGTACCCTTTGTTGCTGGTATTCTCTCACTCATAAGAGTGCCGTAAGCCTCTCTCAGACTGCCGTCGACTTTCTGAAAGTAGAATTTAACAACTCGCTTGCTAAGGGCTGCTTTTAACTTGATGTTTGCCCAAGCGCACTTTAACGCTTCTGATAATGTATAACCATTCTTGCGAACGAACTGCCAAGCAAGATTCATTACCTCTCTCATAGTGTTCTTTAATGTAGTACTCATAATCTTTATATTTTAATAGTTTTATATTTGTTTCTTAATCACAATGCAAAGATATACACATATGCGAACATCTGCAAGAAAATAATAACAAAATATTCGCATATTAGCGAACTTTAACAAATGCAACTGTTCGCATATGTGTATATTAAATGTTGTTAAGATTTGAAGCGTATTTTTCGCACCTATGTATATATTTTATATATTTGCATTATGAAACAAGATATAAGAATAAAAGAAATTTGCAAAGAGAAAGGTATTACCTTAGAAGATTTAGCTAAAAGGTTAGGTATTCTTCGCACATCGCTTTCTCAAGCACTATCACGTAATAGCTTCAGCACGGATAAGCTAAGTGATATTGCCACCGCTCTCAATGTCCCTATGTGGCAGTTGTTCGCCTCTTCCGAGGAGGTACAAAAGGGAAACAGTAACATTGTTTGCCCCCATTGTGGGAATCCTATCAAAGTAACCATAACAAAGGAATGAAGTTTAATCAGTACACATGGGACTTGTATAAACAAACCGATGTCGGCAAGAAAACTATTAGTTTATTTGAAAACGCTGCCCATGATATATCTATATATGAACTTGTTTCCAAATATAACCCCATGGAAGCAAAGTTTTCGGATAAAGACAACATAGAAGATTGTTGTGAACTTCTATGGGAACTTGCAATCGAACAAATGCCATTGCCTGCCAATATAGATGAGGCACGAAACCTGTACGAGCAAATAATAGATGGTGCAATTTTGTTTGAAGACGGGGAAGTATTTATAGAAAAAGCAGACTATAAGACATATCTCATGGCTAACATGGATATATCATTTATGCTGTTTTTCAAAGAACCGGAATATTTCTTTCCTAATATGTTCCGATACCATTTCTTTGACTTTTTGAAAGTCTTAGATTATTTCGGTATAGAATTACCTGCATTCCCTAAGAAGAGTGATTACAAGGCACGATGTATGTATTATTGGGAAATCTGCGAAGTTCTATACTATTTTCGTAAGGAAAACGGACTATCTCCGTATGAACTTTGCGCTCTACTTTATGATTTTGGGCAAGGGCTGACAAAAGAGAACAAAACGGATTTGCCCAAGCCCGCAAAGGCGTGGTTTATTGGAGGGAAGATACATCCAAAGGAGGATTCTGATTTTATGTTTTGGCAAGCCAACGAGGACACGATGCGAGGTGATATTCTCGTACATTATGAAACTTCTCCTATATGCGCAATAACCTGCATGTGGATAGCGCAGACAGATGGTGTCATAGACCCATTCTTTTATTATTATGCCAACACATACATAGGAAATAGGATGAATGCTCCTCACATCTCTTTACAAGAACTAAAGACCGATACCTACTTTTCTTCTCATCCGCTTGTAAGAAAGAACTTTCAAGGGGTAAACGGATGGGAAATGAGTAATAGAGATTATCAAGAGATTTTGCGAATAATACAAAAGAAGGGTTATGACACAAATCATTTTCCAACTTTGTATGCTCCAAAGATAACTCCTATAGGAATAAAATTAGAGAAAGATGTAGAAGAAAAATTGCTTATCCCTTTGCTTCATAGCATGGGTATAACGGAGTATATGCGACAGATACCTTTGCGTGCTGGCCGTGGAGAAAGGGTATATCCAGACTTTGCTTTGGGTTGCACAAAGATTGACAATGGGTATATTGCAAAAGTCCTAATAGAAGCAAAACTATCCATGCGGAACAAAAAAGAAGTCTATTCTGCATTTCAGCAAGCCAACTCCTATGCACATTTAATGGAAGCATATATTATTATTCTGTGTGACAAGGAAACGATACTCGTTTATACAAATGAGAATGGATTTAACAGAAATAGATATAAGAAGTTCTTTTGGGGAGATATGGAAAATCCAGATATATATAACGAACTAAAACAAATAATTCTAAAATAAAAAGTAATATGGAAATTTTAATCGCTTTGATTGCCATTATATTTGGCGTACTCCAAATCATTTTATTCTTCAAGTTATGGATAATGACAGACAATGTAAGCAAACTAACAAAGCATTTCTGTCCTAATGTGCAGCATGATAAAAAGAAAACAATAGCCACTGTGGCTTCAACAGGAGATTTAGTAGAAGTAAACTTCTGCAAAAATGGGGTATACCAATGCTATAACCCTAAAAGTATGTTGACGGAAACATATAACAAAGATGAGTTAATTTTTACATAAAAAGATGATGACAAAAAGCTAACGTCGATAATACCGACGGCAGGTCAAAGGAGGTTGGTAAACGCCCTAAATGGTTTATCTAAACGGTTTATCTAAGTAATTTACATAATTTTAAGTGGTTTTATTTGGATGTCAATATACTTTTGTGTAATTTTGCAACACTAAAGGAATTATGGCATTATTATGGGAAATCTTAAATTGAAGCAACAGAATGACGCACAAGCGAAGAATAATAGTACCTTTGTGCTGTCAGATGTGTCTAAGGGTGAGCTTCTGAAAAGGAGAATATCCGTATATCAATATCTATTGTGAATTATATACCTAATTCATACTCGTTCAGATTTCTTATGAATGAGTATCTTGACAAGAATAAGCATATTAATGAGAATGGACACATACAGAATAGTCTGTATACGTTCAAATCAACAAAATCGAATCTATGGTACATCGTGCTTGTAGAACAATACGAGCATGATGTTTTTGCCGTAAAATTCTATCCAAAAAAGTGGAGAAATTCTAAACTTAAATATCGATTACTTACGGGTACAAATGAGCCGAGAAAGATTATAAACACCTGTATAAATGTGATGCTAAGTGTTTATGAGAAAAACCCTAACGCCTCTTTTGGATTTGTCGGAGCTAATAGAATTAACGAAAGTTCTTCTAACGAAACGAAGAGATATAAGGTATACTCTACGATTGTAGCTACTTATTTTAGTAATGAGTTCTTTTTTCACAAAGAGAATAAAGAGAAAAGTGCATATCTGTTGATAAACAATAAAGCATTATCAAGTAATCCGACATTGGTAAAGGATATAGAAGACTTCTTCAAAAACCGATATTCGTATTTTGACTAAAATAAAGGGTAGCCGTTAAGCTACCCTCTTTTTATGTTCTATTGGTGGGGTTCGGTTCTATGAAAGCAAGTCCGAGTTTTGCAAAGGTTCGTTCTGTATTTCTTGCAAAGGTGCAACTCTTTCCAGTGTATTTGAGGTGATAAACATCCGTGCCGTCATTAGGGACTTGTATCGTCACGTCACCCCTTCGCATAACCTTTAAAAAGGCTTTGTTCTTTGTGTTGAAATCTGCTGCATCCCTGCCTTCCATAGTGAAGTTTAGGACAATACTGCGTTCGTTGACCTTAGGAGTACCAACATACTGAACCCCATCTTGCGTGCGGTCATTGTTGGTAATATATTCTTTCATTGGGAAATATCCGTTAAGGGTATCGAGAAAGCCGTCACCCATTCTTATGCCCCATTCTGTAAAGGCATCCTTGCCGTTAATGATTAATTCTGTCATATTACATCTTTTTAAGTTCTCGTTTGATTTCTGACATATCGCCACTCATTGTTTTGAGCGTCTTATTCATTGCAGATGTGTCATCGTGAATACCCTGCAACTCAAGATATGAGTTCGCTTGTATAGTTCTCAGTTCGTCTGCAATAGACTTTTGCTCTACCGCTAACATCTGAACCCCTCGCATAGATGCGTCCATTGTGCTTAATTTAGACGTCAGAATATCCTTTATTTGGTCACGTGAGATATTCCCTGCTGTGGTGAGTGCAATGATATTACTTGCCTGCTCAAAGGTGATAGATGTCACTCCATTAGCGGTTGCCGTCTGCGAGCTGTCACCCTCTCTTGTAATATCTATTCCTTTTGCCGCAAATCCCTCTTGTAGCTGCTTTAACAGACTTTGCGCTACTGGTATATAGCTATTCATACTATCCACTATCTCTCCTGCAAGGTTCGCTGATGCTGCCCCGAGGTCGTTCTCGTTAATAGCCTTCATCGCATAAGCCTTGTAAAGGTTGGATAGCTTATCCTCATACTTGCTAAACACATTCTTCAAAAGAAGCTGTTTAACCATATCCTTAGAAATCTCCGCAAAGGTCTTTGATGCTGAGTTCTTAAACTCAGAAAGGGCGTCTTTGCCGTCTTTCAGCCACGACCACACGGCATCCGTCATATCAGACACCAAAGGAGAGTACATCTTAGATACGTATTCATGGATAGACTTATTGAACTCATCGTATTTCTCTCTAAGTTCAACGAGTTTCTCCAATGTCTCCTTTGCCTCGCCTTGTAGCTTATGTCCGTAGTTCTTTAAGACCTCGTTTGCGAGTTCCTTATCAATCATGTCGTCTTCTCCGAATAGGTCTTTGCCGTACTTCTCTTTTACCCATTCTTTGAGGTCAGCTGTTTTCTGACCTCGCCAAAAAGACTTATGCTGTGTCTGAATGCGGAGGTTATCTTTCGCTGCAACTTGCCCATTCTTATATGTGATAGAACTGACAGCAGAATCGATAGCCTTTCCTACGATAGCACCAGCAAGACCTGCCACTGCCACACCTGCTGCGGTAGCTACTGTTGCCGTTACTGCCGTAGTAGTCAACGCACCAATGACAGCCGACCCTAAAGCGCCGATAGCTGCTGTTCCTGTTCCTGCTGTAAATACACCAGCCGCAACAGCCGCAATGGCGGTAATACCTGCTACGATAGGCACCATAGCCTTTCTAAGACCCGAAGATTTGTCGATATACTTCTCTTGCGCCTCATTGAGTTTCTTGTAATAAGACTCAGCAACTTGCCCATGTTCCTCGTAAGCATCTTGCAAACCTTTCAGACCACTGTCAGAGAACCAATTACTTTCCTCGTGGCGTGCTTTCATCACCGCAAGACGATAATCATTCACAGAGTCACGGAGTTTGTTTATCTCCGCTTGCTTTGCGGCGGCTTTCTCGTATAAGCTATCTTGATTGGGAAGTATACTGCTAAGCATCTGCATCAGTTGTATTGCTGCGCTGATAATTGCAAGGATAGCACTTGCTGACTCGATAGATTTCATTGCACTTGAGCCAGCTTTACCTACTGCCGTAACGCCATCAGAGATAGTTTGATAATAGGTCATCACAGAGCCAAAGAGAGAGAATATCTCTCCTGTCTGTCCTCCTATCTTACCGCCTAACTCGCCCATCTTATCAGCTACGCCTTGTATAGACTTTGTAAGGGTCTTGTGTGCGTTCTCAATCTTATGGGTAGTTTGTGCTACCTGCTGACCTTTTGCAGCAACGTCCGCCTCTGCATCTGCTAATTCCCAATATTCAGATACCCACTTTTTAAGGTCTTTATTGTAGCCTATGTTCTTGACAATCTTCTCTCCGCCTTTTACTCTATCTCGTCTATTCTCGGCTGCTTTTAACTCGTCCTGCTGCTTGATTAACTCATCGGTGAGTTTCTTTATCATTCCGATAGGGTCACGGCTGATAAGCTCATCAATCATTCCATTGATAGCGTCAAAGTATGTCTTTACTCCTTCGGGGTTGAGAGCCTCTCCTGCTGCTTGTTTAACCTCGCTAAATCGTCCGATAAGGCTGTTTAGGGTGTCCGTTGATGCCCCCTTCAAGTCGTCAAATGCCGCTACATAGTTAGGGTCTTTCTTTAACTGCTCAAAGGCAAGTGTCATTTGCTCCTTACCATAGTTTGCCCTCGCCTCTGTCAGCGTGCGGTATAATGCATCTGCTTTCTCCTTATCGCCACGTTTCTCTGCTTCTGCGATAGCCTTATATATATCAGATACCTCTTTTGAGTACTTCTTTACAAGGTCTGTCTTCTTGTCAAAATAAGACTCATTGGCTTTGATAAGACTATCCTCGTATGCTATCTCTGCATTTTTGAGTTTAGCAATTTCCTCATCATACTTATTCCATGCTGCCTTTGTTTTTGCATTATAATTCTTGTACTCTGCATCTGTATAGCGGTCATTAGATGAAGCATAAGCGTACTCGGAACTATTGTAGAAGTTTTTGCCCTTGTTATTAGGATTTGCCTCCCACTTTTGCTTAGCTTGCTCGATACGTTGCTGCTTGATGTCCTCAAATGCCCTGTCGATAGCCTCTTGCTCTTTCTTGCGGTTGAGTTCTATCTGTCTGAGTTTCTTCTCGTTGCCGTCTTTGAGGATATTTATCTCTGCCTGCTCGGTTTCGTTTGCCAAATCCTCCGCTTTTCGCCTATTCTCAAGTTTCGCTTTTGTTTCAATCTCAAAGGCTTTCTCATTGGCTTCATTCTGCTGCTCGGCTGCTTTCTCTGCGGCTTTTGCTGCTTTTTCACGTTCTTTCTGTGCCTTTTTAGCTGCACTTTCGGCACTCTTTGCACTTTTTGTAGATGCTTTCTCCTCGCTATCTAACGAACTCCCCGATAGTTTCTTGTAGCTTTCGTTAGCCGTATCAAGTTCCTCTTGTGCTTTCTGAACCTGCTCGATAGTTGCTTTGCCGCTTTTTTTCAATCGTGCAAGTTCTTTTCTTGCAGAGAGGACGGATGCCCTTGCGGTACTTACGGCTTTATTGTAATTGCCGCTGACATTGATATCCTTTTCAGGGTCTTTAATGCCGAGCGTAATTTCGTCACCATATTTATAGTCGATGCCATTCTCGTCCATAAATTGATGCGCACTATCACGTAATGCTTTATTATTTAATCCAACCTGCCTCGCCTGAGTTATAAGTATATCAGAATATCCGGACGAGTTTAACCCTCCATATTGGTCTTTGTACGTCACAGACCCTACACCGTCTAACAATGCCCTATAAGTTGTTTTCACCTTTTTGCCATTTTTGAAATAATAGACAGTGTTATCCAGTGATTTCTCATCTCCACGTGACACATTACTAAGTTTCTGCATTAACAATCGTGTCGTTTGTGCACCATACTTTTTCCGAAGCGTTTCATACATATTATGTCTTAGGTCTTGATTGCGCTTCTCTGTCTCGTCTACGCTCTTATCATAGAACTGCTTTAATTGGCGTGCTGCAATACTTTTACGGATAGCCTCTGTAAGGCTGTTGTAGCTTGATGTAAGCGTTCCTGTGCGGTCAATCTCGGCTGCAAGTTTACTATCATACTGCCCATACTGAGAAATAATAGCATCCTTTGCATCTTTCCACTCCTTAGAACCCTTTTTGGTGGTTTCAAGTACCTCACAAAGTCCATCTAACTTTGTTATCTCTTTTGCAGTGGACTTCTCTACTTCATCATTAGCTTCGTTTAGTCGCTTCTGCGCTTCCGATGCAGCTGTAGTGGTATCTGTGAAGGTGTATATAGTAGCACACAATCCGACCAAAGCAGCACCAACAGCTACATAAGGGTTCATCATCATTGCCGTATTAAGTGCTGTCTGTGCTGCCGTCTGCGCCCAAGTAGCTGCGGTGTGTAAACCTTTTACGATAATGCTTGCACTCTCCACCGCCTTAATTCCTCCCGTAACAGCAGCATTGACTATTAATGCGGTCTTGTAAACCCCATATGCAATAATCAACCCTTCTAAAACCTTTCCTATCGTCTCATAGTTCTCGACAAGGTAAGTACCTGCTTGTACGGCACTCATAACAACACCCTCACCCTTAGAGCCTATCTCATTGAACATATTATCAAAGGACTCTTGGAGCATTGAAATCTGACCATTGAGGGTCTTTGCGCCCTCTGATGCCATACCATAGAACTTACCTCCTGCACTTGTGGCAGAGATAAAGGCATCCTGTACCATCTTGGATGTGATAGCACCTTTTGACATCTCATTTTTGAGTTCACCGATAGATTTACCCGTTTTGCGAGCGATTTCCTCAAGTGGGTTGAATCCAGCATTGACCATTTGCCATTTTGTTACCCTACGGGCTTTTTATCCCATAGTTCTTATAGTTTCCTATAAGTTCAGCATACATTTTCACCCTCGATTACTCGGTGGGGTGTCGGATACTCGTGGAGGGATTATATTTATTCACCCTCTATGCGTTACACTGTTCGCAAGCCTTTCGCAATCTTGCGCCTTAGCTCGGTATTGCCATGTTTACTGATATTGCCATTTGAAACCGCCCGATGTTTTGCGCTCGCCTCTGCAACATTTAGAAATACTTTCATTCTTCATATTGTTTTGTCGTGCCGCTTCGGACGCACTATTGTAGACCATTAGTATCTTATCTGTCCCAACTTCTATTTTAGCAACCTTTTTGCCGTTAGAAATGCCAATCTTCATTCTTGTTTCTTCTGAAACTTCATGCCCAATCATTTTCGCCATCCTTTTTCTTATGGTTTCTTCTGATTGCTTTTTGCCATACATAGGGTTCTTTTCTCCCATTTTTGACAATGCTATCTTTTTACAAGTAGATTTAGACATTTTATGCCCCATTAAAGCAATACTTCTTCTTTTCTTCGACTCTTCTGATTGCCTTTTACCTAAATGCGCTAATCTAAGTTTTTCCTTTTGTTCTTCGGATATGTGTTTACCTTTGTTCCAAGGAGTATTACCTTTTAAGGTCTTAGCAATTTTCCTCTTCGTTTCATTTGACACAAACTTATCTGTCTTGCCTAAAACATAAGAGCACCACGCTTGACCTTTGGCTTTATACTCCGTTCCAAGTTTCAACTCATAATCGTATGCTTCTTCTTCATCATCAAAGTATTTAACGATTTCGTAGTCGCATTCGCATTTACTTCTGATGTTGCGAAAATGTTTATTGCGGTCTTTCATGCTTGTTACACGATTTCCGCTACCTTTTCCAACATAGAAAACTTCCTTAGAACTCTTTAAGTACCAAATATAAACGTAATATTTTTGCATCTATCATCTGTTTTATATCTTGGTACAAAGATACTAATTTTCTACAACATTTCAAAGACCGATTTCAGTAAATTTAGGGTTCACCGATTTTACCCGATAATTATAATAGGTATTCCTACCTATCACGCCACACATTTTAGCAAGTCTTGCCCCATCAACTTTCCTGCACTACTCATCTGTGAGAAAGCAAGCGCAAGGGAGTTGAATTTACCAGCATCACCCATTGATACATCACCGATAGCCTTTAGGTAGTCGATAGACTTCTCAGCCTCGATACCAAAGGATGTCATCATCTGTACCGCACCGACCATATCCTTCGTATTCAGAGGCGATGCAAGGGCATATTCTTTAATTTGCCCCATAATATTGCTAAGACGTTCCTCATTACCTCCCAATAGGACTTTAAGGGATGTTTCCATGCTCTCGAACTCTGCACGGACGGATATAATTCTGCTTGCGAGTTCTTTTAACCCCATACCGCCAAGAAGCATACCGCTCATCTGCTTGAGCTTACCAGTAAGCATATTCATGGTTTCTGCTGTTCCGCCACCTTCCTGCCGTAACAATGCGTATTCGTCACGGAGTTTCTTTACTGATAGCCTTGCCGTTGCCTGCTCTTGTGTGAGAGCAAATAATGATGCCTTTTCTTCATCAAGAGCCTTTTTGGCTGCTTTCCACTCTGCAAGTTTGGCATCAGATGTCAAAGGAGACGACTTAACAGACTCACGATAAGCATCGCCCAAACGCTTAACATCAGCGGCAACGTCCCTAACTACTCCTTTCTGAGCAATAATCTTCTCTGTAAAGTCATTGACACCCTGCGAAACTGCAAATATCTTCTGCTTAAAGTCTGTTTCCATTGCAGCGGATGCTTCGGCAATCTTACCAGTGACATTCCCTAATTCCTTAGAAGTCTGTTGTAATTTACTATTCAGCTTATTAAAGGATGTAGGGTCTTGAATAGCATCTATACCTTTAATCTCCTGCTTTAACTTCGTTATCTCGTCTCGTAACCGCTGAACCTTTTCATAGTCCGCTTGTACACGGAATTTCAATTCTGCCATATCTACTTTCTTCTTCTGTTTGCGAGTTCCTTACCGCTGATTTTCTTCACCACGTCACCGAAAGCCTCATGTTGCTTGTCTTTCTGCATAATAATGAGATTGCGATAAGGAATTTGATTAACTACTTCGTCATACGTCAGATGCAAGCTATCCATGAATGACGCTATTTGTCCCAAAAGGGTCTTATTTCCGACTACTTCGGTGTTGCTGCCAGTAGGCTTGCGTTCTTCGTCAAACTGACAGCTTTCAAGAAAGGGGCTATGCCGATAAGGTCAAAACCTGCTGCAAGCGCATCTACGACCTCCTCAAGAGTTCCATTGCATAATTCCTTGGTCTTGGATAAATCGCCTGCCATAAGCCACGAGAGAGCCTTTGCGTATGCTTCACTATCCTTTGCAGATAGGAGCATCTCTTTTATTGAGCTACCCTCTGATAGATTTATTTCACTGATACACGAAATTGCACCTGCCAACCGCTTAATAGTAGGAGGCTGAATAGCGTATGCTTGATTATTCACGTATACAATCGCATAGTCATTGCCTAAGATTGCATCTGATACTAATTTACTTGCTTTACTCATACTGAAAATAAAAAAGGGGTGGAGGTGGTCTTTCGCCACGTTCCACCCCGATGTTATCCTGAAACCTTACCTTATGCCAAAGCCTTTACCTCTGACTCGTCAAAGTTATACTCTGGTGACACGCCATCAACAGTAGGAGCCTGAACAAGACCCTTGACTGCAATAGCGATAGCCTTGTCGGTGTTTGCCTCACGTGCTACAATCTGACAGTTAGGGAAGATGAACCATACATCGTCCTCAGTCAGACAGAACAGAGCCTTCTTGATAACAACCTTGTCAGTAGCTCGCTTCCAACCAACGATGTCATCCTTGTCTGAGCCTGCACCGCCCTTCTTGATGACTTCACCGCCCATAAGAGCAGCTTTGGCAGCGTAGTCATACTGACCGATTGAGAACTGAGGGGTAATCTCTCCTTGAGTGGTGTCATAGCGATATGCTTGACCCGTGAGCTGGTTCTTGTATGGAGTAACAGAAGCCTCGCTCTCCTCAATGTTCCATGTTTCACCATGCACGTTCATTACCTCATTCTTAGCCGTCTTGGCAGCCTTGATGATTGTACTTGCACTTGCTGCGGTAAGGTCATTCTTGATTGCGGAAATGTCAGCATAAAAAATCTTCTTAATGCCGACAGCTGAAATTTTTCCCATATTTACGTTACGTTTAATGCGTTAAACAATATTCTACAATTAATAAAATGGCACTTCAAAGCAGTGTCCGCTTCAATGTGGATAGTATCTATCTCATAGTTGTATCTTGTTCCGTCAAACTCACCCGTTACGCTTTTGAAGATTTCTTTTGCCTTTCGCTCCAATTCCTTTAATCGGAGTGTGTTAGCAATTTTCGCCCCTAAGTCAGGCACACACAGATTAACGTCACAAAAGCATTTCTCCCAATACTTGCTCGGTGTCTGTCCTTTCACGTGGATAGTGATACGTTCGTCTTTCAACTCACCTGTAAGGGTCTTGCCGAAAGGAACTATCTTTATCCCAAACGCCTTGCAATCTCGGTAGAGAATATCTGCTATGTCAGTAGTTACTATCATTCAAACATTTCTTTTAGTTTCTTCTCCGCTCTCAATGCTGAACCGCTTAAAACTTCAAATCCTTTTGCCTCGACATAGGAAGCGTAATCAGCAGTGTTCTCTAATGTCAGCCCATCCTTGTCCACATCGTATGTGTTGGACGTTCTCAAAGTGAGTGTGTGGTCTTGGTATGTTCCGCTTTCTTCTGCGTCCTTTACGGCAGCATCGCCAACGTCTATCATACCTTTCTCCACTTCCCACTCTAAATTATCAAAGAATTGCTCTACATCGGAGAAATCACTATCTATAACCATAATTCAGAGTTATTGAAATAGTTAGCACTCTTTACAATGTAAACCTTGCCTTCTCCTCGTACGCTTTCCCCCTCAAGACATCTTACCTCTGTACCTGCTTTAATATCGACATTCATCTCACATACTACGTGGTAATTAGGTCTGTACACATCACCATTAGGAGAGTTAAACTCTTTTGTGGTGTTGTCATCACAACGGCACTTACAGAGTGTTACCCACTCTTCGCCTCCTGTATTAGGGATAGGGTGTCCGTATTCGTCCTCTTGGAGTGGTGTTACCCTTTTAATCTGCAATATGTGGGGTGCGAATATCATAAGATGCGTATCTTCGGTTTATTGTCGTTGAGTTCGTCCTTTAATCCGTACTTCTTACAAAGGAGAGAGTAATAGTCCTTTACGCCTTGAGTGTTCCAGGACATAGAGAAACCGCTCTCATTGATAGATGTAGGACGAAGCAAAAAAGATGGAATAAATCGGGCAATAGCAACAGAGATATTATCAATTACATCTGCATCTACATCGTCCTCTATATTCACACGTGCATTGAGAGACATATCCAACAAGTCAGCCTCCGACACTTGTATGCCGAAGGACTGAAACTTACTTGATATGTAGTCCTTGATGCTCATTAGCCTAATTTGGAAAGGTCTGCGATAGCCATCTTGTTAGGAATATTGATGTCGGGGATAGCCTCGAAACCATACTCCATAAAACGACCCTCGTCAGTTCGTTTAGATGAGATAAATCCCCTGCCATCTTCAATTTCTTGATAGGCACGACCATCATTAACCTTGTCGGTCATTTCGTAAGGCTTCTTCCAACGCATAAAGCCAAGTTTGGTGTTATCCGCCATCATAGGCAAGAATGAAATCTTGTCATCTGGGACGGCATTTACCATTTCATTCTCTGATGTTTGGATATACTCATCCTTGATACGGATTCGCCACGGCATGCCTACTGATTCGATAAGGCGGTTTACCATATCGGGAGTAACGATACCACCTGTATTGAACTCCATATCACCAAACTTCATCGTAAACTTGCTTTGGAACTCCTTAGACGAAGCAATACGATTATTAAATGTATGGCGATTCATCTCGGCTGTTGCGAAAAGCATACCCTTTGAACGCACTTTGTCCACGAACTCGGTTTCAAGCCAAGAAAGGATATTATCCTTGTCGGCAGAAGTGGCTGCCTTTGTATAGATAGGCAATTTAACTGTATCTACTGATACGCCCTGCTTATTCTCCTTCCCATTTACCTTGGTAGAACCATTGAAACGTAAATCGCCCAACATAATATCAAGACGTTTCATAGGAGCAAGCATACATTGACGTACGTCATCAACCAGAAAGTTCACAATCTCGTCCATCTTAGCAGAGGTGGCATCGGTGTTGCTTGACTGAATGGTCAATGTGTTATACTCCTCTATAAGCCATGTAAGACGTTCAAGACGAGTATTGTCCATTTGGTAAGCGTCGCCTAAGCAAGCCACCTCACCAAAACCACGTGTGAGAGCATGACGTTTTCTGACAGGCTTCCCTGCATATCTGTCAATAACTGTACCTGCGATGACACCAACCTGTGTACCCATATAAGTCTTGAAAGAACCATCGGGATTAGTTCTCTCATAAACAAGGTAGTCTTTCCAAAATACCTTGTCAAGTTCGCCCATAGTAACAATAGAACGGTCTATCACCGCTTTGAGGAACTTAGGGCTATTCAGTAATGAATCTATTGTTAATAACATATATTCCTCCTTTTTTAGATAAACATGAAACGTCCTGTGAGAGCCGCCTTATCTTCCTCTGTGAAAGGGATATAAAGGTTGTCCTCAACGATTGAAAATGCACGACCAACCAATGCAACGGTATTCTCTTTCGCCAAGTTGCGCCAACCGAATGAAGCGAAGTTAGCTACATTCTTAGCCTTAGCGTCAGATGCACTCTTTGCCTCGGGAAGTACCTTACCAACTTCCAAATCAGCCTTTGTCGCTTCTTTGGTGGTAATTGTATCGTAATCCTCATTGGAAGTGTCCACCGACTTTACAGTGATGACATTTGTCCCGTCAGAGAGTAACGTGCCCACATTGATGAAGTCCGCAAAAGGACATTTAGCAATCTTGATGGTAGTCGCTCCCGTGGTAGCCTTTTCTACTACCTTGACACGAATGCACACTACCGCCTTGCGCTCTACCTTATCACGATAGATAGGCGTAAGTTCAGGTAACCATCCCTTATTAGGGAGATTACTCATGTCTAAGTCCATACCACCATCTGTGAGGCGATATAGAGATTTCTCGTCACAAACCTCCCTTTCGATAGGAGGTGTGGATTCAAACTTAATTCCTGCTGCCATAATGATTTACTTTTTTTCGTTTTCTGTTTTGATAGCCTCGGTTCGCTTATTGACGCCATCCAAAAGACTATCCATATCGTCTTTGTGTTCGTGGTTTCCCTCTTCGGGAGACTTTGCGAACTGGAATCCACCATTCTGCATCTCCTGCTTCACATCGGTGAAGTACTGATTAAGGTCTACATCATCAGCGATTTGCTTTCCTTTATAGACATATTCAGGGATACCGAATGACTTTGCCACTGCTGCAATCTGTTGGTTGCGTTCGTCCGCCTTTGTCTTTGCGTCCATTGCTGCTAACTTCTCGCTCAATGTCTTGTTAGAGTCAATAAGACTTTGCGCCCATGCTGGCACTTGTTCCGTTGTCTGTGGAGTCGGTGTTGGTAGTGGGTCTTGTGGCTTTGGTTCCTCGATTGGCTTTCCGTCCTTGATGTTGTGCTTCTTCTCGTAGTTGGAAACTGCGGTTTTCTGCGCACCATCAGCCCGATAGTCGCCATAGCTTGTTAGAACGTCTTGAAAGGAGATACCCTCAACGATAGAGTTTACCTTGCTCTCGTCCGTTACTCCTTCAGCTTTCTTGCTTGCGATACGCTGAAGTGTGGCATCCTCAACCCCTTGGAATTTGGTTTTAAGTCCTGCCAAAATTTGTTCGTAAATGTTCATACTTTATAAAGTGTTAACTTGAATAAATCTTTTCAAATTTACACATTATAAAAGGGAGATTTGTGTTTTTTAGTGGCTGAGAAATGACAATAAGACGGTTGTAATAAAAAGCCGTCTGTACTCACGTACAGACGGCTGAAATAATACATAAACATTTGTGTAAAGAAGCTATTCTTGCGTTTGCGATGTTGGTTGAGTTTCCTTTTTCTCTTCTTTGATTTGTTGTAATTCGTCTTGCAACTCGCCATAGTTTGAGCAGAAACTTACTCCGTGTTCCATTGACCACACACCACCACTGACGGCAGCAGCAGCCGTGTCAACCTTATCTCTTTCGCTATCAATCATGAAAGGAACAATCTCCGTTTCGATGTTTACAGTCTTACTTGCAGCTTCAAGCGATGTGTTCAGCGTGCCAATAGCAGATGTGAGGAAATTAACTCTTCGTTGGAAAAACTCTCCTAATTCCTCTGCGTGATTCTGTACTGCCATGTGAGCAGCCATAAAGACATATCGAAAAGCTGTGCCACTAAGAGCATTGCCAGTCCCTTTGAGTTGGTCGAATGATATACGAGGAGTATTTGTCAGTCCGTAAATCTGATTAAAGTAGGTTTCAATCTCCACCTTGATCGGGTCGGAGGATTGATTCCATGTGAGGTATTGCGCATTTGCACCATCTCCCGTTAATTGCATCATTCTGTTACGCGCATCACCGCTCAAATTGTCGGGCTGCAACTCTCCAAAGAGCATAAGGAGTGGGAAGAAGTGATTATCAATGCAATCAGCATAGCCACTCAAACACTTCTCCAATCGGACACGTAACTGCTTAACCTTTGCGCATAACGGCTCGGGACGAAATGCGTACATGACGGGGAGTTTTTGAAACTGATGCGCAAATGTACGTTCTACATTTTCTGACCATATCTTATCAAGTTCCCACTGATACACCTTATCTGCGGTAATAGTCATGAATACGGTATGTTCGTTGCCGTCTAAGTCTTTCTTCTTGTATTCACGGGAGAAAGCTATCATCTTGCCGTTATCGTCATAGAAAGGATACAAGGTATCACCACGGAAAGGCGACCATATTTGCGACCTTAACTGATACTCTGGTACTTTATTCCCAAATAGGGACGCAATTCTGCGCTTTAGCTGCGCCCAAAAACCATCATCCTTGACGACATACCAATACTCCGCCACTTCCTGCTCTGATAGCCACGAACGGACTAACTTGCGGTTTTGGAATTTCAGTTTATTCTTCTTGAATACCTGCTTGATGGTTTCAAATACATTCTTTTCTCCATCGTCTTCGGGATTGCAGTCAAGTGTGGGTTCTGTGCCAACACAAAAGGCGGCATGGATGTTTACTATATCCTGCTCAATAGGGAGTGCAATACGGTTAGGCTCTTTCATTTCATATTGTGCAGGGATTGTCGTTTTTTTCTCGCCATCAAAATGCTCTCTCTCCATCTGTACAAGGACTTTAATCTTCTTGTAAAGTTCGGGGTTCATGATGTCATGTTTCGTCATGTCCCAATCAGCAAGATTTGCTGATGTGTCGGGGAGAGGATTGCGCCTGCCTTTCTTAAGGTAGCTAATCTTCTTATCAGTGTCCTCAAGTGCGAGGATGTCATCTAATGTCTTAGGTGTTGCCATAATCACAATTGTTTTACAGTATCAATATCAACTTCTATAAACCCATATCCAAAATCAATATCTTCTATATCTCCAAACGTATTTGGGTAGATATAGGCTGTGTCATTGATACATAATAAAGAACCACAGATAATATCTCCGTTATCTTTTCTCTTACCTTGAAATTTATAATTCATATCGTTATCCTGTTTATCGAGCAAAGGCTGCTGCCATATCGCCCTTTGGTTTCAAAATCTTTCCTAAAAGCTGACCAAGGACATAATAGCGAACCGCATCTATGCCGTGGTTATATTTGTCTATTGGTTGGTTGATATAGTTGCCGTCCTTATCCGTGTCCCACACATACTTTCTGAACTCTGTACGGAGGTTATATGACCGCTCTGTGACAAATATATGGTCAAAGGATAGCATCTTATCTATTCCTGCTATGATAGAGTTGCCACTCTTATCTACGGGGTAAATCTTTATTCCTGCGTTATGTATCTCTTGTATCAGTCGGGGGTCTGCACTCTCAGAGAACACCTTTAAGTTGCCAAAGCGTTTGAGTTCCTTTGTAATGTCAGATGATAACATTCCCGTACGATAGAAGATTTCATCAAGATACAAGTCATTATCAATGATACCGCATAATATTCCTGCGCTTGGGTCATGGGTAAAGCCGAAGTCATCACCGATAGCAACCTTCTTGCACCATTTAGGAAACTCCTTAACAACTCCAATTTTCTTAAATACTGCACCTTCCGCAACGTCTGCCCATCTACCCATGACGGTATGAGCGTATTTCTCGGGGTTGTTAGCCTTCATGTCCTCAACCTCCTTAATAAACTCATGGGAGAGGTTCTCAGCGTTGTCTAAGTAGGTAGTATGAATATGTAGTACATTTGGATGTGTACTAATCTGAACGGGAACACCATCATACATCACCTCCTTATGGGTATTCTCTATAAACCGCTTATAAACCCAATGGTTATTGTCCGTAGGGTTCATAACGATAATAATTCGGTTCTGTATTCCTTTCTGACGGATAGAGAGCATGATTGTTTCAAACTCTCTCTCTGATACCCACTCCTCCGCCTCGTCTACTACAAAGGTTGTAACGCCGTGAATAGATTTCAGCTTTGCCGTTTGGTTTCCGCTTGATGTCTTGATACCTCTAAACATGACTGCACCACCACTGCGGAGGTTCTTTACATCTGTTTTAGTGTGCGTGTACCATTTCGAGTTTCCATCAAGTTCCACCTTCTCCATAAACTCGGGGATAACAGACATTGAAGCCGATACCATTGTGTAGCGAGTATATAGTATCTGGTGGACTATTCGCTTTGCAGGAGTAGGATGTTTTACCTCAAACAACAGACGCTCAATGAAAGTGGAAACATTGAAAGACTTTCCACTTCCTCTACCACCAGTAACAAGAATGATGAACTTATCCTTGTTATGGTACAACGGAGCATATATCTGCTGAGGATTTATTCTATTCATTTGTGTTATCGGTCATCCATTTATCAATGTCGATACCATTCTCGGAGTACAAGTCATCTTCATCGGTCTGTTTGTTCTCCATCTTGCGCCATGTCGGGTCGTGGTGATAGAGTAGGGTTGCGATAGCCTGCATATTAGGAGGTAACTCTATTTCGGACTCTTGTACCACTGCTTTATCCGTCAGAGTTACCCAGCCTGTGCCACCGCAATAGGGGCATTTCTTGTCTGCCCCCATACATTCGCACTTGTCCTGAACGAACTTAACTATCCTTGATTTGGTCTTCTTTCCACCAATCGCCCCTTTGATGTATGTACCACGAAGTAAAGCTACTATCCTTGTCCGTCCATGTGCTAAGACGTTAGTTATATGACCTCCACGCCTTTTGTTTTCTTCATCCGTCCAATTCTCATAGTTGCCGTTTTTCATACAAGTGAATACCTCTCTGCATAGATTAAGCTCATTTGCTATCTCCTCATCCGTGTATCCATTCATTGCAAGACCTTCTATGCGCTTGTAGAAATCTTCACTATCGTAGTCATGTTTTGGTTTTGCCATATCTTTTAACGATTATAATTTGCTTTTATCGAATATTCTCTTTACATTTGCAATATAGATTGATGGTCGCATCGGTAGCGAGGCACCCGAAAGGCTGCATATTGCAAGGTTCAACTCCTTCGCCAATCTACTTAGGGGCTTAATTGCCCCTATTTTATTTTTGTATATTGTGGTGCGTTCATTTTGTTTTTATCTACTACTCCAATAGAAACGACTTGATTGTAATATCGTTTACCTATCTTCTGATTAGGTTCTATCACAACTTTCAATACTTTACCTTTAGAATATTTCACACTTGATACATAGATTAGGCGGCTTCTGTTTCTGTCTATATAGACATTTTTCGGTTTCTTTACCGCTGATTCAACCATTCTAAATTTATGTGTGTTTACCGTTGCCCCTTTCTGTTTCTTTGGGTGATTGCGATATTTCAATATGGTTTTGTCAGTAATGGCAGCAATGTCAGACTTCACTGCGATGCCTTTTTGGGATAAGTCCCTTAGATACGCTTTATTGGTCTTTCCAAAGATATATACAGATTTCCTTGCTTGTCCACTTGCGAGAACTTTGTCTGCAAACCCTTGCAGGTCTCTTGTATATCTACGCTTGCTACCGTGTAATCCATATATCAATATCCCTTCACCCATTATTCAGTTAAAAGTGTTTCTATTTTTTCTGAAAATACTTCACCTTTGAGGAATTTCTCGTCGGGGTTAAATCCGAACTTCTCACAAAACTCTACTTTTGCCTCCCAATTATCGAATGATAGCATAAGATAAGCGTCCATGTTTGCGGCTGCCTTTGTAGCGGCTTGTTTCACTTCTTCTTTTACTTGCTTCATGTGAGCAACTTTCTCCGCTCTCTCGGCTTGCTTTTGTGCTACTTCCGCTTGTCTTTCTTCTCTGACGGGTTCCATGAGTGTGTCGAGTTCATCAGCGGTAGTGTTTTCTTCTTCTGTCTGAAAATGAAAGTCCACACCGATGATGTCGAGGTCTTGCTCGGTTAGTCCTGCATCCTTATAGTCAATATCGGGAATAAGCTCACGGAGTGTGTCGTAATCCCACTCTCCTTGTGCTGATGGGTTGTTGAGCAAGATAAGCAGTTCTTTCTCTTCTTTCTCCTCAACGTCTATCAAGTCTACTCGGATAGGGTAGTCGTTATCCTTTGTGTCGGGGTTATACTTTTGGAGTTCGTCCATAACTGAAAGTCGCTGGTGTCCGCTTACAAGTGTATATCCTGTCCGCTTGTTCACCACGATGCCTCCGACCATGCCAAACTTCTTTATACCACGTTTGAGAGCCTTGCGGTTCTCTTCAGGAATAGTACGAGGGTTCTGCTCGTGAAGTTTAATTTGAGAGCGTAGGAGTTCCACGCTCTCTGATGTGAAGTATTTGTTATCCATCTGACTTTTCTCTTTTAAATTGTTATCCTGCTACTGCGCCATATCCGTGCTGCTGAACTGCACGACTTTCCGCCCTTGCAATAAGCCTGTCTCTTGACTGCTTAGCTTTTCGGCTCAATGCACTTGTTTCCCAAGTATTCTTTCTCCGCCAATTCGCCTCGCTCAATCTTTCAGCCTGTGCGTAAATTTGTCTAAGAGTTTTTCTTGCCATAATTCTAATTTTTTACTTGTTATCCTGTTATATTGCCTTTGGCAGAAATTTGTTTACTAACTTGCGTGTGTATAAATGAAGAACGTTTGTTTGCCCTATTATACTCACGAGTACCTGCTCCAAATCTCCTATGTGCCCAATCATTATATGCCGATGCCCTTGCGTTCATTGCACTTAATTCTGATATAGACCTGTTTCTTGCCATAATTATTCTTTGTTACCCTGTTTATAATTCTGTTCAAATAAAATTCTCTCGCTCATTGGAAACACTGCATATATCTTCTCTAAGTCCTGCGGATAGTGCTCGTTAAGCCATGTAAAGCAATCTATGTTAAATCCTAATCCGTTACTTGCCTTGTTGCCGTATAAAACTGGTTGTGGCAAACGCTTCATACGCATATAAGCTTTAACGTCTTTCTGCGTCCATGATGCAAGCGGATAGACTAAACCACCATTCTCATACTCATTAGTCTCATAGCCTTTAAGCATAAGGTTTCTATTCATTCCGTCCGCTTTCTTCATGCCTAAGAACGTATAGTAAATACCCGTCTTTATCCTCACTGCCTTAATCACGTCAGCGAGTTTCAGCAGCTTAACTTTAGGATTAGGTACACAATACAGACCGCCACGAAGAATATACGTTAAATTCCAATGAGGAACTTGCATGAACTCTACCTTTGGATATTTCTTCTTTACCCACCTTATCCAGCCGTTGATGTGGTCTAAATCCTTGACAAAGTACATAAATACACATACAACTCTTTCAAAGCGTGGATAAACTAAATCCAAAGTAACGAGCGAATCCTTGCCAAGTGAACACATAACAATGCAAGATGACTGCTTTTCAGCCACCCTGCATATTACATTATGTGCCTCTTGTAACTTGTTCATTATCCTACGCTCATTCCAAAGCCCTTACGGAGCTGCCTATATACTGTCTTATGACTGCCCAATTTATTACCAGCTACCAACTGATGACGTCCACTATTGCCCAGATAAGAACCTGTTGCACCTGCGATACGACCTTTCAGTGTTTGTGCATTTCTTCTTGCCATAATCTTTCATTTTGATTATTAGACTTTCTTCGACTTGTCCCTTATGTTGTGTGAAAGTACCTTACCCAAGTCAAACACTACTTGCTCAGCGACCCATACAAGCGAGTTGCCGTCTTTGTCCCTGCCATGCTCGTAAGTTATAGGCTCTTTATTCTCATCTACGAATATCTCGCAATGAGCACCAACGACCTCGACAAGTGCGTTATCTCGGTCTTTATTGTAACCAACATAGAATTGAATAGCATCATACTTGATAGGCTGTGCATTGCCGTCTGCATCTTCGATTTCAAACCCTTCTTCATCAAGCTGTAATAGCTTCTTGATAGTGGTTGGACGAACTTCTCTGAACTCTTGCACCTTACGACCTGCAAGGATAGCATCGAAATATTTTTGTTTGATAATAAGATTTAATACTTTCATACGACTTTTCTCTTTTTTAATGTATCACAAAGATACGATTTAACATTATTATATTTAGAAAAATCCGCCCTGTATAACCTACAATGGGTGGATTGTTATTTTTATACTATATTCAAGTGTAAGTCTTTCACCTTTATTGGCTTAAATCCTCTATCTCTCTCAACTCTCAGACCCCATTGACCTGTTACGCTTTCTAACTGAGAAAGCGTAAAATATCCATATTCAGTATGTTGACCTACGATGATACCGAAGAACTCATAACCATTATCTGCCTTCTCAGCTTCGAGTACATACCACGTGTAACCCTGCAAGAAGAACTTGCACACAGCAATAGCGTTATCACCCTTGCTATCTTGTGAATACAATGGGTATTTTGCTAACTCTTTCTCAACAGCTTTTGTTATCAGTTTCATAACTTATATATTAATAGTTTTATATTTGTTTCTTAATCACAATGCAAATGTAATGACTATAATCATACAAAACAAATGTTTTGCGCAAAAAGTGTATGGTTTTAATAAACGTTGACAAATAAGGGGTACTTATGTTTATAATATTACACAAATTAACAAAAGGTTGATTTTAGTCAAACAAAACACCTAAATATTTGCATTATTCATTTCTTCTTTATACTTTTGCAGTGTAGTTTATAATCAACATGTAATATGGATATAAAAAAGGTAATAAAAGAGCGCGGCTACACAATAGAAGATGTAGCAAAGAAAATTGGAATTTCAAGGGTTACACTTAGCCAAAATATGAGCCGTAACCCAACAGTTGGCACATTGGAGCGCATTGCAAATGCTATTAATTGTAATGTAAGTGAGTTCTTTGCAGACGAAAAGGACGCATCAAATACTATTATTTGCCCCCATTGTGGAAAAACAATTAAGTATGAGAAGGGGGAATAAGGTATGGGCAAAAAGAAAACTTATAAACGTATTTGATGTAGCAAGCATAATAATTATGAAACTCCCAAGCGACACTTTATATTTGCCTATTAAACAGGTATATTTCGACCAAATAATAAATGGTACGAAAAAAGAAGAGTTCAGAGAAATTAAAATGGGTATTACGGCTAATAAATACCTACTGCGAGTAATGGATGATAATGGTAACCCCGTTAAAGATACCAACGATACAGAGGGGTATGTAAGAGATTTAGAGCATACAGACCCGAATATATCGAAGTATTGGATAGATGACTATAATAATGGTCACTTTCCATTCAAACCATATCCATACAAAAAACTATATATTGCAGTAGGATACGCGAAAGAACGTGATACGGCTCTCGTTGAAATTGACGGCTATCGTTTTATCCCAGAAAGGATAAGAGTAAATAAATACGCATTCTGGGTGATAGCCTACCATATAGGTAAAGTATTAGAAGTCCATAGAAAGTAAAATCTTATTCATAAGTTCGTCAACATTTTGTCGAAAATCCGCATAGGTGGTGTAAAGCACCATTAACTCCGTGCATGTCGCTGAAATAACGCTTGCACACGTTACTTTGGTAGCTTTGGTGATGGCACGTCTAAGTCCTTGCGGCATCTTACCACCAAAGAATTTATTAGGAGAGTAAAGGTAGATGACAACAAAGATAAACTCTTTGCGGTCGTTTACCTTTATTTCGTTGCCTTTTAATTCCTCAAACACTTTGTAAATCTTCGGAATAAGATTTAAGTCTTTTAATTTTGGCGATGTTGCCAGCTCATTATCTACTATGGCTTGACGGAGTGCCGTACGTGCCTTTTCTATTCTCTTGATTGTTTCGATTATCTGCTCCATTTATAGAGTTTTCAACAAAAATATAGCAAATAATCTTAAATAATCAAATTTGTTTAGATAAATTTTTACATAGTAAGTAAATAAATACAACAAAATTTACTTGTTTCAGTGTGTTGCTCAGTGTGTTGCTCAGTGTGTTGCTTTTTATTTTTCACCTTTGTAAAAATCTAATATAAAGATAATTACAAAGGTGGTCAGTGTGTTGGTCAGTGTGTTGGTCAGTGTGTTGTTACTCTTTTAGAACGTAATCTAAAAGTTTTACATTTGCCTCGTTTATGTGGTTAAAATCCTTTTTAATGTATAGTTCCGTTATCTTCAATGACTGGTCAGTATGATTTAGCATATCATTAACCACGTACTTGCTTATTTTCACGTCATTTACGGCAATCGTAGCCATAGAGTGCCTGGCAGCATAGAATTGTAGCTTATCAATGCCCAATTCCTTTCCCACTTCCTTTAGTCCGATGTTTATCGCACGATTGAAACTCTCCATGTTGGTAAACCTCTCATAGAAGTTAAATACACGTTCTTTACCCTTGTATTTCTCAACTAACGGCTTGATATAATCAGTTATTTTCACTTGTATTTCAGCCTTATCTCTCCGCCTATCCTTTGTTTTCATGCGGTCATATACTATTGTATTCCCATCGATTTCGGTGGCATTAAAGAGGTCAGCAGAGTTCATTCCCATAAGGCAGAACGAAAGGCGGAAACAATCTAATGCTAAATCGTGACGGCTGGACTTGCCTTTAACCTTGATGTTGTCATAGGGTAGGGCAAATATCCTCCTTATCGTTTCCACGTCTAAGGCTCGTTTTTCAGCTATATTCTGCTCTACTGGTTTATATTTGTCTAAGGAGTGTTTAATTCGGATAATATCGTTATATTCATCGTTGTAATACTCCTTTGCAGCGTTGAATATAGTTTTGATACAATTAGGATATAAAGATTGTGCTCTTGGGCGGTCTTTTAATGCGTTCTCAAAGGCTTTCATTGTCTTAACGTTAATTTCCTCACAGAGAATATTATCACGTCCTACAAAGGAACACAAAGCGTTTAGAGCCGTCTTATAGTTCTTTATCCCTTTAATAGTTGATTCCTTAATCCATCTTGATGCAAAATCTGTGAATGACACCCCTTTGTTTTCTTTCTTCTGTCGGATATAGGAAACAATAGTATCTATGTCTATGTCGTTAAATTCAAGGCTTAATTCACTTAATCTGCTCCTATATTCTTTTATAATGTCGTTGCACCTATCGAGTATATTTGCGTTTTTTATCTTGAATGAAGCCGTTATGTCCTTTTTACTGATATACATCGTGGTAGGAATGTACCTTATTTTGTTATTATGAGTAAACCGAATATGTACACTCCATGTTTTATCGCTTCGCATTCGGTTTTTAAATATAGTTGGTTTGAAAGTTGCCATATCTGCTAAAAGTCTGCTAAATGTTTTTGTTATTACTTGTGAGGAATATATACTACTTGTAATATTCTTATATTGTAGAATTAGCACACAAAAAAAAGCGAAAATCCTTTTTTTACTGGATTTCCGCTTGTTTTTTATGGGGTGGGTGGTGGGATTCGAACCCACGACATTCAGAACCACAATCTGACGCTCTAACCAACTGAACTACATCCACCATATTGGCT